AAGAACATCGAATCTGAGGCGTAACCGCCAGAGGTTCCAGAAACGAGTTGTTGTGGATAGGTGCCGTAAAACTGGAAGCTATTGTTTGTGCCAGATGCGGCATAGACCAGCAGCAAATCGCCGTTCACGGTCGTCGTCGGCGTGATCGTCACTGAGGTAGCAAAAGGTGTTCCGTTTCCTGTGGTGGTTACGTCCACCGTCCCAGAAACGTTGGTAAATTCAGAGATCACCATGTTTGCATGGTGCCCTGTCAGGCCGGAGACAGTTATCGAGTCTGCTCCAGATGATGGCGCGATTCCGTAACACATCTCAATCGTCAGATCGAAAGCATCAGCTACAAATGGTGCTGAGCAGGTGAACGAAGTGCTCAACGTGTCTGAGATTGAGGCGGTGGTTGAAGGTGCGGTCTGCCAATGGAAGCCGACAACGATCAGGTTATTAATGGTGACGTTGTCTTGGAATGGAGTTGGTGAGCCTCCGGCGAAGTTCTCGGCCTGGAACGACTGGACGATACTAGGCCGAAAGGCGTTCGACTGCCCGAAGCAGGGAAGACAGAGCAACGCGATAACTAGCCAGCGTCTCATTAAGGCGTGATTCCGTACATCGTGATCGTGCCGCTAGTCGTGTTGATGGATGGGAACTGGAAGCGAACAGCCGTCACTGCCGCGCTCGCCGTCCAACTGCCAACCACCACCGAATACGTGGGATTGGTGCCAGAGGCAAAATAGCCAAACCCGCCAGTCACGTTGACGTTCACGGTCGCTCCGGCCTGTGGAGTATAGAGAATCAATTCGCCCGATACGCCGCCGAGTGCGGCCGTGGCAAGTACGCCGTTACCGGACAACTGCATCGTGGTCTGGTTGGTTAATCCAAAGGCGCCAGTGCCGCCTGAGTTGAAAAGATTACCTCCGTAGCTATAGCCAGTGTTCGAGTAAGTCGGGCCGCCGCCCGTGCCTACCAAGAGTTGCAGAACTCCAGCGCTAGCCGGAAGCACGTTGGTAAAAACGAACTTAAACACGTGATAGGTAGAGCCAACTAGCGCAGCGTTTGTGAAGTCCACCGTAGTAGAACCGGAGGCAGTATGAGTTTCAAGCTGCACCATTGCAGGTGTTGCGGCGGCTGCAAGTTGCGTCGTGGTGATGGTGCCGCTGGTAATGTCCGCCGCTACAATCGGGCTACTAGTTACGGCTTGAGTTGAGCCTGCAAAATGCGCGATGCCCGCGCCCGGAGACACCGCCGTAACCAAGTTAGCTGGATTGCTGGAGAATTGCGCGAATGTCACCGCGTCCGTCCCTACGGTCGTCACCGCAGAACTAATGACCCATTGCGTCGTCGTATTCACTGTCCCGCTAATCACCGGGATGGCTCCCGTGTTGTTCATGTCCGACGGCGTATCAAAATCAAGCGCACGAGTCAGTATCCATGCTAGTGCGACACCTTGAAGCTGACTGAGAAAGTACACGCCATTCTGAAAACTAGAGGCTTGGTTCTTTACTAGAACTCGGTCGTTTAATCCCAGCGTCACTCCGTCCACTACGAGTGCTGTGTTCGTGGTCGCGGTGGTCAGCGTGGCCCCGATTCCGCCTACACCGTTGTTATACGTAGGCGAGTTCGGCAACACTCCCGTAGTGGCTACCCTGACCGCTACGGCAGGGTTGACGCCTGCCACCGCATTCGCAATCGCCGTAGTTACATATGCTGTAGTTGGGATGGTCGTAGAATTGTCGCTTGCCGCCGGAGTGGGAGCAGCGGGAGTGCCTGTGAAGGTAGGAGAAGCCAATGGAGCGGCACCCGTCACTTGCGCGACAGAATAATCAGCCGACGCAGCGACTACCGCACCGATGCGTCCGAACACACTTGCGACAGCAGAACTCGATGTATGGCACGCTCCATCAGCACCCAAATACTGTGTTCCAGAACATCCTGTAAACAAAGCAATAACACCAGCAGACGTGAACCCTGTTGCCGATCCAGTCCCACCGTTAGCAACGCTTACAGGTAACGCGACGCTACCAGATGGATTAGCAACCCATCCCTTGTAAATGAACTGCACAGAGCCACCACCGCTTAGCGCGGTCGCCGTGATACGGATGTAATTCGCGCTTCCGGCAGTGATAGCACTGTTACCGTTACTGGTACAGGTTTGACCCGTTATGATACCGCCCGCTGACCACGTTGTGCCGTCAGTAGACGAATCCAAAGCAACGGTACAGGTGCTTACGGTGCCTGTCTTAGTCCACGACAGTTGATGGTACTGTATTACGGTGTTCTCAGGGATGGTAATGTCAGATGCGGGTGCCGACATCGTAATCGTGCGATAAGCGTTATACGCCTGTGCGACGCACAACGACGAAAGGAGTACAACAATCCACCACCGACCTCTCCCGAGCCAGCGTTTCATGATGTACTCCTATTCGATGTAAACAATAACCTTACCGCCGCCATCGATCTGTTGCGGGATGAGACCCTGTACCCACCCGATCTTGAACGAGTCTTGATCAGAGAGGTCAAATGCACCGGTGGCTTGCCAAACTAACTGACCATTTTTGTCGTTGATGATGGCAAGATTGCCCTGCGCGGCGTATCCAGTGTACTCGAAGTGCGCGATCTTCATCCACGAGGGCCAAATGGCCACGCCGGGTGTTGCTGTGTCGAGCACCCACGGGCGGCCTGCGATACGGTTTGCCATGTTAGTTTCCTTTTACGGCGGAGCCGAACACGTGGTAGCCCAGGATACCGATCAGAAGGTAAGCTGCGGTGAACCCAAATCCGCGGCGATACCATACTGGTTGCTGTGCGTCGTAGTATCCCCACCAACCGATGAGGAGACCAAGAAAGTAAATGATCCAGAACCAAGTAGACAGTTCCACGGTTACACCTTCTTTCCGGGTGTCGTAACACCGAAGCCGGCGACATGCCGCTTCGCGTGGTCGAGTACCGCCGCGCGCGCATCGGCCTCGTTGGTTTGATGAGTCTGCCATCCGCACTTGCGACAATAGCCGCGGGCCGGCAGACCAGTTGAGCTTTCGACCAGTTCGTAGCCGACTGCGTCGTCCAAATTGTCTTTGGTCAGAAGCAAGTTGGGTTCGAACTGAGGCTTGTCCAGTTTCGCTGGCGGTGCTACGGCCTTCGGTGGTGCGGACGTCTGGCCGGGTGGTGTTGTCGGTGTAATGGGCTTTCCGAGTACAACGGGTGTTGACATCGTGTTACCTCCTAATTTAGATCTGAGATTGGTTTCGAATCCGCCGGTAGACGGGTGATCTGGTCGCGCGCGGCGTCCGCTGCGGCGACAGTGCTTTGCAAAATGTCCTGTGGTAATGACGGGGAAGGCTGCACGGCGCGTTGGGTGTTACCCTTTGCGAATTGACGTTGTGGGTCGCGATCCATCAGTTCCAGTGCCGCACGTAGATCGCGTTTTTTGGTGACCGAGTCCAGGAGGACTTTCATGGCCTCGGGAATGGCATCTTCGAGCTGGTCTTCCATCTCCGCCCGCTTTGCCAGACGTGCGTCCATTTTACCTGTCACCTGCGCGCGGACGGACTCCTCCACCCGCAGGTACTCAGGCTGCCGTGTGATACGTATCAAGCCGTCATAGGACATCCCCATTTCAACCGCGATGCGGGTATAGGAGATGCCCTTGACGACCATTCGGGCTATTTGCTCGGCTTTGATCCAAACCTGACGGTTCAAGTTAGCCCCTCGCGAATGACCCTGTTGCCGACGCACCACCAGCGTCCGTCACCTGCAAGTCGAAGCTAAACGCTCCGGGTGCAGTTGGCGCGCCACTCAAGGAGATCAACACACTTCCGTCGGGATTCTGTGCCTGTGCCAGCGATACGCCGTCGGGCAACGCGCCCGCGGTGATCGCCAACGTGTACGGTGCCTGACCGCCGCTTATCGTCGTAACAGCGTCCGTGACAGGAACGCCAACAGTTTCCGCGGGAAGCGAACCGCCCGGCGGTGTCAACGCCAGTGGATTCGGAGGTGGGCCTGCTGGGTTGACGGTGACAGTGAAAGTTCCAGTTACCTGTGCCATGATATGTCCTCGGAGATCCTTGATCCTGATATGCAGATCTTCGATCTCAATGTTGATTTTAAATCCGTTAATGTGCATTTGTGCCTCTGACGCCAGTGGGCGCGGCCTATCTGGATGCCCGTCCAGTGCCGCGCCCCGCGCCCGTGTACACTCGCTTCCGAGCATATAATAAGGAGGTGCCAGAGTCAAGCTTTTAATTGCTAAAACCTACATAAGTGCTGTGTACACAACAACTTACAAGCGATTGTTTTAATACATTTGATACACCGTAGGCCACATACAGCGCGTAACCGTGTTGCCGACAACGGCGTCAGCGCGCAGCGTTTAGTGTTGCAGCGCACAACACTACGATAGAAAGAATGTTCTAGGAGGGAAAAAATTATTTGAGTAGCTAATACGACTACAATCACGATCACGATTTTTGGGGGCCGCCGGGTCGCGCCGGGGCCTACGACCGCAAGCGGTTCCGAGCGTGACACTATAAGTGTACGGCGCGGCTGGGTGCCGCAACCAGTAACACGATCGCAACGTGTGATGAGCGACGCGCATGACGTGTCGCACGACAATACGATGCATGACCTACCTGCGAAGCGTCTAGGAGGACGCCTATTATGACATCACCTAATGCTATCGCAGTGGTAGACACACAGGTCAGCAACGAGGTCAACGAGCAGCCGAAGCCTCCAGTGTTGGATGAGTTCGGTCGTGATGCGAGCGAGCGTACTGTAGAGCTCAGCCCGCGTGACGCTGAAAGCATCGATCACGAAGTGGCATCGGGCAAGCACCAAACGTATGACGACGCACTTGCGTTTGTCATAGCGCGCGGGTTGGCCGAGATCAAGCGCACGCGCGACGCCGCGATGAAATTGGCGCAAGCGAAGCTCTTGTCGACGAAGAAAGAAAGCTGGAAGACGATTCTGTCACAGAATCCGGCGCTAGCGATCGATCCGAAGATCGTTGCGACCATGTTGGCTGACCTTGGATTGACACCCAAGGCGTAGTCAACGCGAGACTAGACGTCTCGCAGGGAGGTCACACATGAAACAAACACAAAGCGAAGCTGCTCAACGCTTCGTCGAGCGTCTACTACACGACGCACACGTCAAGATGCAGCGACAGGCGATGGCGCCCGACGCTGTGGCAATGCCGTGCAGCGAAGTAAGAGGCATTCGACGCGAGCCTAGCAAGCGCGAGCGCGATGCGGTCTGGAATCCAGCGTGGTTCACGGGTCTGCGTCCTAACTTCTGGAAGGCGTATTTTGAGACACTGACGTTTTTGAGTGAGAAATAGCACAAGCTGGATTGTGTGTAAGTGCTGTGTTTGCAGTTGCTTACAAGTTGTTCGTGCTCCAACGAATCAGCCCAAGGCCAAAAGCGGCCAAACGGCCGAAAATGATTGACAAATGACTCTGAGATATATGATATATATTCTAGAGAGTTGTCTAATTCATTTTTGACTTCGTTTTGTCGGCTTTTGCGTTGCGCTTGGGGTGGTTCCGGTTGGAGCACGCACAGGTATGTAAGTTGTTGTAAACAAAGGACTTATAAGACTTGACACTTGTGCCATTTTAGGCTAAACTTGTCTACATGGCCGACATTGACATCACCAAGGATTTAGAGCATGATCTATGCGCTTGCGGTCGACATGCGTGGAGAGTGCACTGCCCGCATTGTGGGTCGTATCATAACTATAGTTTCACTAGGCAAGACAGTGTGATACGTAGTGATGGTACAACCGCGCGCCTGACGGTCTACCGTTGCCGACGCTGTGCTGCGGTGTTCAACGACGATGATTGGAAACTGCGCTGCGGTGCACCGAACATTCTGCTTACGTCTGGCGGTAAAGCTGGACGCAAAGCAGCGACAGCAACGAAGTTCGAAAGTCTTGATGATGCACCGGAGCTATACAAGCTCGCAATGGAAAAGATCATGAAGGATCGAGGTATTAAATGATCCTAGGAAATAAGAATCAGATCCATATCTACACTCAAAGAGATCTGACCGAGATGTTTGTTTACGCTGTTGAAATTGGTGTTCGTCTTGGACGAGACAAGTATCTCGAAGACAAATCACTACCACTAGCAGAAGCATTAGACTTACTACTCACTGAAAAGATAAAGGAGTTCGACAAATGTCAAAAGAAACCGTAATAACGTGTCCTAAGTGTGACGGGGCTTGCTTCGCAACCACGATTACATCGAAACCGTCATCTAACAGCACAATGCGACCAGACACATGTGATGACTGCCGTCGCACAGTGGAAGGGAAACAAAGCTGCTGTCCATTCCACTTCAACGACAGTTACAACCCCGTCAACGTCGATCACTGCATGGTGCTGACATGCCAGCGGTGCAACACCGCCCTGCAATTCGTGGTGGATCTTGCACCGAGCTTTGATCGCACTGAAAGTGCTTGCGCTGCAATACGTTAGACCACTGTAAACTTTTGTACACACTTGACTCACGTGCGTACAAAGGTGTACAGTCGTAATCGGGTTACAAAATATGTTGCGCTGTGCAACACTAAACACACAGCAGAAAGGTTTGCTGAATACCATGAAGACTGACAATCAGACCTTCTACAACCTGCGTATCACGTCTGCCGATGGAAAGATCGACACACGTGAATACAAGAGCGAGAAACAGTACCAAGAGATCACCGCTGACGCGGCCAAAGTTGGCTCGCAAGTGGAAGTGCTCAAGGCCCAGACCTTCGTGCTGTCGCAAGCTGAGTCGATCGATGAGATCCTCTCAGTCACACCCAACACCGACGTGGCCCTGTCGTATTACAACTATGGGCTGACGCTGGCACAGCACAACGTGAAGCGCGAGCTCATGACCGATGCCGACTGGCAGCCGATCGAGGGGAACTACGATCTGTTGGCTGACGTGCAGGAGCCGAAGGAAAAGCGCGTGGCAGATCCGTTGAGTGCATCGCGCCGCTCACTGAAGGCGTTGTGGTCGAAGCTGCACCCCGGTGCAGAACCGCCCACCGACGACGAGATCAACGCAGTGCTGGCATCGTTCGCTGGCGCGGCACAGACCGCTGCGTAAGAAGCAATCAACCTTACGTAGCACCGCGCCGGAGTTACCAACGCTGTCATACGCGTCCTCCTCTCCGGCGCGGCACTTGAAACGGTAGTCGACACAATCAAGTCGGCCACCGTTTGAGGTGTTTACGATAATAATGTGCCCATTTTGCGGCTATTGGGCTGACACTAGGACACACACGTGTCTTGGACAAGGTTTTGGACAGAACGCGACGTGGTCAAACGCAAATCAAGCGTGGCCGAACAACTCACCGTCACAGCGGCGTGTAATGGATGCTATCTTCGCTGAGAAAGGCGAGTACTATTACTGTCCCAAATGTGGCGACGTAAAGAACACTGCTTATGATGAATACTGCGGCTGTAAGAGCGTCGTTTACATGCTGCAACTGGAGCGTATGACACCACAATCTAACATCCGCATTTGGTGGGACACCAGCGTTAGCGCATACCGCATGTCCTCACCGTTCAACCGTGAGCTCGTCGACGGTATTAAAACTAGCATACCAGTCAGCGACCGCTCTTACGACCCACAGTCAAAGATATGGACGTTTGTGGAACGTCAGCTCGCGCCGCTACAAGCGATGCTGAAGTTGATCGGCGCTAACGCGACTGTAATCACACGTCAGCAGACCGAAACAGCATCACAGAGCTCGCCTTCGGCGCAACGCGGTAAGCCACTGGACACAGTGATCGTGGAATTCGTTAGACTCATCCCGCAGGAGTGTATGCTGAAAGCCTACCGCGCCGCTGCGATGCAATTGCATCCAGACAGGGGTGGGTCAATGGACAAGATGAGCGCACTGAACGCAGCGTGGGACAGATTGCAGAAGGAGGTCTATGGACAAGCCACTTAATGTGATCACCGTGCTTTGCGACACACGTAAGATGCAGACCATCGCATTCATCTGCAAGTGTGGTACACGCTGGACGGAACGCGTGCCCGGCGAGCTACACGAGTCACAGATGACCGCTCAGTTTGAGTGTCCCAAGTGTGGACAAGCATATCACTTACACAATAAACAACTACATCGTGTTCAGGAGGACAACGATGCCCGACAAGACAGCAGCAACAGCAAACAACCATTCGCTGCAATCCAGTCAAACAAATCAAGGTTTGACGCGTAAGCACTCCGTCTCAGTAGGCGGTGGATTGCACGCTCGACTGCGTAATCCCATACAGGTCGCCGCCAGCGATCCGTTGACGCGTCCCAACAGGCTGGCGTTGATGTTGGACGTCAGTGGGTCGATGGCCGGCGCGAAGATAGTTTCACTACGCGACGCGTGTGTCAGCTTTGTACAGAACTGTAATTTTGGTGACACCGCGCTGGCACTGGAACCATTTGGGGACGACTACCCATCACAAAACCGTCTGCCGTTGACGGTAGTGCAACCGTTGGCGCTTACCACCGTCATGATGTTGCAGTCACACGGCTCGACGCCGATGGCACGTGCGATGGACTACGTCTTAAACACGTATTCAGTTACGCGCGCCGTGCTCGTCAGTGACGGCCAACCGGATTCCGAATACGCTGCATTCGACAGCGCAGCGCAGTACAAAGAAGCCGGAATCCCAGTGGATTGCGTTCACATCAGCGACGGGCCAGGTAGCACGTCAGGCGAAGCCTGTCTGCAACGTATCGCTGAGCTAACAGGCGGGATGTTCATCAAGTTCACCGATATACAAAGCTTTACGAAGTCGTTTAAGTATCTGACGCCAGCGTTTTACGGTCAACTGACGTCGGGTGGATTGGACGCCGCTGCACTGGGCGCAAAGGAACTCAAATAATAACAACAAGGAGATAAAAAGCAAATGAATTCACAGATAATAAAACACTTTCCTAAGGTGACTAGGGTCATTGACGGGAAACATCCATTGAGGGTCGAAGTTACGTCTACAGACGTTCGCAACTCGAAACGCAAAAAGCACACTGAGTGTGCAATGGCAGTTGCTTGTCAAAGAATGTTCCATGCCGACGGCATGATTATCGGTAAACAGACAGCTTACCTAATCAAAGGCACCAAAGCGGTAAGATTCAGCTTACCAGAAAGCGTCCGTAAAGAAATCGTGTCGTTTGACAGGGGCTCGGGATTCGAACCCGGAGAGTACCAATTGTCCAAACCTGTTCACATATTGGGTTCACCGGGAGGACGTTCTAAGAAGAAAACTTCGCTAGGCAAGAAACATCACATTCACGTCACACAAAACGTTCGTAACAGTATAGCTGTTTTCGAGTAGAATATGACTCCCACTAGCGTGTCACCTGAACAGTTCAAGACCATCGCCGCCGTGACGCTGAAACTGGCGTCACTAGGCCACGAAGTGACGTTCGTGGAACCCATCACCGTTGGGCCGTTGATCACAACGTATCGATTCGCACCGAAGAACTCCTTACGCGTAGCGCAGATCACCGCGCTCGCAGCTGACATCGCGATGGCACTTGCAGTGGAAGACGTCACAATCAGACGACTCCCCGGTGAAGCTGTCGTTGGCATTTCGATACCCAACGCAGTGCGTACCATTCCGTTGTGGCGAGATCATATCGGGACGGAACCCGGGGTGGATCGGATGAAAGTGCCACTGGCACTGGGCGTGGACTCACAGGGCAAGACATTCAGGGAAGACTTGACAGAGTTACCACACCTACTCATCGCTGGGAGTACAGGCGGTGGTAAGACTGTCTTACTACGCAGTCTGATCGCCGCGTTAGCGTACTGGAAGAAACCAGACGAAGTCCAATTGGTACTCAGTGACACCAAGCAGGTTGAATTCGGTGTGTTTGACGCCGACCCACATCTGTGGCGACCGCGCACTACTATGACGCTGCAAACTGTCGAGTACATGGACGCGCTGAACGCCGAAACGGAACGTCGTTTGAAACTGCTTGCCGCTGCAAAGCAACAGAACGTCGGACAGTACAACGAACTGTTCTCACACAAGCGTCTGCCATACATCGTGCTGGTGATAGATGAACTAGCCGACTTCGTTGGTAAAGCCGCTGACAAAGGCATAGCAAAACTAGCCGAAGGCAGGCTACAGCTAATCGCACAGCGCTCACGTGCAGCGGGAATACACGTCATAGCAGCCACCCAGCGACCTTCGGTGGACGTCATCGCTGGTACGATCAAGTCTAACTTCACCGCGCGGTTGAGCTTCCGGTTGCCGTCGGAAGTGGATTCACGTACTGTCTTAGGCCACGGAGGTGCAGAGCACTTGCTATCGAAGGGCGACTGTTACTACGTCAGTCCGAATCACCCGGCATCCCGACGCTTGCACTCGTGTTACGCGTCGAACGACGACATCACGCAGTGCATAGCATTTGCACAGCAACAACAGCAGACTTTCACAGCGACTCAGTCGCAATCCACTCGAAAGGACACTACAATACAATGAGACACATCTACGAAGGCGTCGTAAACATCAACATGAAATCGGACGTGAGCGTCAGTGGTTATGACGTCAAGTCCAGCGTCACGTTCAAGACAGCCAAGTACAGCGACGAGACCATTTACGTCGGTGGCCAATTGCCGCTTGGCAGCAAAGTTTGGGTCATCGTAACCGATGTCAACCCAGAAGAACTGCGTTTTGACCCAACTGTTCTTACTGGCGTCGATCCAATCGAAGCAGCCTCGAAAGACCCATCGAACGGCGGTCAATTCTGAGGTGTTTACCACCTTGGTACGTCTGTGGAAAACCCTGTAAGTGTAACAAAACAAACCACTTACAGGGCTTGCAACCTTAGCAATTGCTTGCTACACTTTTGACATGGCAACGAAGCAAGCGACCTCGTCCTACAGCATGTCACGTGCCTTACACACTAGGTTCAGTAGGGCGTTGCCTCGACATGGATCACGTAGTAAGATAGTCGCCCGGTTGATCGAGATGTGGTTAGACGGACAAGTAATCGTTGTTACGTCCACTCACGTCCCAGGTTTTCCTCGTAATGTTGTTGTAAGCAACACTAAATAAAGGAGTACCTCTCGTATGCCCGACGAGATCCCAACACCGGAGCAAGCTCCGTCTGAGTTAGAACAGCTTATCGCTGAGGCTGAGTCCAAATCCATCCCATCAGTACCACCAGCACCACCGTCACAACAATCAAGTGCAGCGACTAAGACACCCGCCGGCGACGCCATCCTACCACCAAATTTTGTCGCTGAGCTGTGCGACCACGCTCTGAGCGATACTCATACACGTCGTTGGTGTCGGTCGTGTAAGAAACTCATTTGTCAATTCTGTTGGTCTGTGCTGGACGCCAACTACTGTACGACGTGTATGCAGAACGTTGACATGAAGATCAGTGATCATATCTCAATCGACGACGACGGCATCGCGCACACCGGACGTCAAATCACACCGTCAAACGGTTACAATTTACTACGTTGGATACCCGATGGTAAGACCACCGCCAAATCACTGTGCGAGATGTCACGCACGGAACTGGAAACGTTTGTTGACGACTACAAACACGCCGTCCACGACGCCGAACGCGCACTGGACTACCGTCGCATCAGATTGGGGTCAGGTCAACTGGAACTCGAAGAGCGCAAAGACCAAGAACGCCGCCGGCTACGCTCCGACAAGACGAAGTATCCGGTGCGTACTGTGTCGTTAGACCCAGCTACCGGAAAACAAGTCACAAAGACAGCATCGGCGACGCGCCTCGCGGAGATGCTGAAGATGCTAGAAGCGTTACAGAAACTGAAAGCAACACCGAAAGCATAGCGCGTCAGCGCAGCGCGGCTGAAAGGAAGGCAAGAATGACGCAGGAACTCGGACATAGTTATCACGGAGTTGACCGAGCATCATGTACGATTTGCGGCGTTCCATACACAGGCCATGGGCTTAGAAGTTGGAAAGGCGATCTCGTGGCTGCCGTCCCCGCCTCTCCCGTGACAGTGCCGTGTGCTCATAAACAGTTAAAGAAGCAACTGGTCGGCGGTCAGTTCTGGTACAAGTGCGAGGCATGTCCGCAGAAATTCAAGGCCGAATTGTGGGATGGGAAAGTTGAAGCGGCGGCTCCCGTGACCGGGCCGGACGTGGCTCAGCAAGTTGAAAAGTTGCGGGAGTATATTCATGCGACTTATAACGGCGGTCACCACGAAAATCCTGCGCTCGATGCGTTCCATCATGGAATGGACACCGTTTGCAATCAACTTGGAAACGGAAAGTGGCTTGAACGTGCGATCCGCACCGCCCTGGAGGAGCAGGCCGCTCAACTATTAGCCGACTTGGAGAATGGGCGTGGGAACTTCGATGAACTCCAGCGCAAGAATTATCTGTTACGTAAGGCCGAGTCCGAGACGCGGCAGTTGCGAGAAGAAACAGAACGACTAAAGAAGTTGCTGATAGATGCCAATAAGGTAATTGCCTCGGCGGATAAATTGATTGTAGCTCTGCTAGCGCATCGCAAATCTGGCAGTAAGGCTAGCCTTCAAAAGGTTCTTGACATGGTAGCTGAGTACGAAACGACAACAGGGCTAAAGGGTGTGTTGCATGTTTAGGGAAATCTGGTTGGCTTGGGCTTGTTTATTGTGGCACCGCGAAAAGCGAGCCGTGCATTTCTGCGAAGGATGGAATCCGCTGATTTGTAAGATATGCCAGCCTTACCTTTATGAGCACTTACGATGAAAAGCGTGCTGGCAGGAGGAAACAATGGATAACGATGGGAGGCTGACAAAAGCAATGGACTTACTGACCCGTGCTGCCGATTATTTTTCGGAAGATGCACCGGATCGTGAGTGGTTCCATGATCTCTACCTGTTGACTGGTGAGCACATGATTCTGACAGATGAAGGTTGGTGCTCCGCCGACTGCAAAGAATCCCTTCTCAAAGATTACCCGCACGAAAAGTACGACAATATCATTCTTGACGAAGTGAATGCCCCTAGCGGCGTGCTGGCAGGAGGGAAGCCTTAATGGAAACGCCGAACACGAACAATGGACGAGTGCTTGAACGCATCATGCAAATCTTCTGGAGGAGATTCGCAAGCGTGAGGCCGGGAGGTCTCGATGAAAACCGCTGCGCTGGGGGAGGCGAGATGAATGACGGAATCCTTGGAATATTAATCCTTTGGCTGTCAATTGTATGGGTTCCCCTGTTGGTTATAGCTGTGCGCTTAGGAGAAATCCGCGACCTACTAAAAGAGCGCGAGAATGTGCCAAATGTAAGACTGGAGCCGAAATGAAATCTCTTTTACTGCTGGCGGGGATGCTCGTGCTGAACGGGTGCTTATGACAATACAACCACATCAATTCTACGAGATTTTACCAGATGGTCGCTACCGCTTTCGTGTCGACCATCACACCATTAACGACCACAACACATGTGACCGTTACTTCGAGTTCCGTCACATGGGCGACCCTGCGGGTCTTGTGTACGGCAGTAAAACGTTAAACATCAAGATCGCCCTCGGCTCGTGGTGGTCATCCGTGATGGAACTATTCTACAGTGACATGTCGCACGGTGTCCTGCCCACTGATCATCTGATGTACAAATTCGCCACTGAAGCGTGGTTAGAACACAAGATGGAGGACTACAAAAACAGCGACGCAGAAGTATTTGACAAGTTTGGTGGCTTGGATGGCGGTCGTTTAATGGCTCTTGAATACTTACAGGCATTCGGCCAGCAGCACTTCACGCAGTGGCAGATCATCGGCGCGGAGCTAGGATTCGGCTGGAAAGACGAACTACCGTTGGGTGAAGACGACAAAGTCGTCGTGTATTACGGCGGTAAACCAGACTTAGTCATACTAGATCGTTCTCAGAACATGGTGATGCCACTGGACTTCAAGACGAAAGATGCAGTGCCAAGCAACGCGTCGGTGCAATACAAACCACATCCGCAGACAGCGGGTTACATCTTTGCTGTTAGCAAGATGATTCAAATGATGGCACAAAACCTAGAGTCATCTGAGATGCACATCGGGCCGAAGGCGCCTACGAAGTGCATCATCATGGTGTGCGCGCGTTTCCGTCCTACTGACAAACCACGCAGCGGTGTCCGCGCCCCGCGCTTTCTACCAGTGTACCCTAACTACAGCGACGCTGAGATCGAGGAATGGCGTCGCAGCGTGATGGAGAAATGCCGTCGCTTACGCGAGAGCATTGAACGCAACTACTTTCCGCCGCGCGAGTCGGCTTGCCACCAGTTTTATCATGGCTGTATGTTCCGTCGAGCGTGCTCAGTGCCACCCAACGTGCGCGAGGCGACACTGCGTAGTGACTTCGTTAAGATTGCACCGTGGATACCGTACGATGTAGAGGACTAACATGTCTTTTGACGAGCTTTGTGATCATCTTGAGTTTTCAATGGAACACGGTGGTTTTGATCCAGATGGTCAAGGTGGATGTTCGTGTCCGGTGTGTACATTCTTACGTAACTTTTTACAGGAATCACAAATAGAAAAATCAACTCATAAGGACTTATAAGGAAAGTCAAACCATGAGAAAACCAAAGATTAACAAAGCATGGAAGTCAAGAACGTGTCTCGATTGTGGTAAGAAATGTTCCACTCTGAAATCACTTGATGAGCATCGACAGAAAGAACATTACGGAATCCTCAATCAAGTACAACCTCAAGAGTATTCACAAGCACAGCATATTCATGATCTCCAACGAAGATTGGATCGACTCATGAGTACCTCGGTTGATGTCATCCAAATGCTTATGGGGCGCATCCAATGACAATCACACCTCACACACTCCAAACCGAATCACCCACCGACGAGCTTGCACTGTTACTCGTTGGTGACAAAAAAGCCGGTAAATCCTACCTCGCTGCGACAGCACCGGGTAACATCTTGTTCCTTGACTTTGATCAGCGTCTTGCTGCGCTACGCTCACATCCAAACGCCAAGAACATCTATGGTCTGACGTTCGCCGACCCAACCGACACCAACTTAATGCCCACTGCATTCAACGAACTGCTCGGTGTTCTGGGCCAGTTGGAAAAATCACCACTACTGAAAGATCTACATGGTAGCTTCGCCGCGTGTGGCGACAAGTGCGTTGACACATTGGTGTATGATTCCATTCAAACCATCAGCGACAGCGCACGTCGTTTCGTGCTGTACTCTGGTGGCACCGGCGACGGTGGTATAACGAAAGCCTTCCAAATCGGCGGCCGAACTTATCGTGTGGCGAAGTCGTATCACGCATGGGGCGGTGAAATGGAGATGGTTACGGGAGCCATCTTACAGGGCCGCGCTTTGCTGCATTGCAAAACGTGTTTCAAGTCCGTTACTTACGCCAAAGGCAACAACGGTGTCGGACACCTCGCTCATACCGATCCTAAAGTCGTAGACCACGAGCCAGTCGCAAAAGCAATGAACGTGATCTGCATCCTCCACGAAGCGATGGAACAAGACGAGCGCTCCACTCAGGAGAATCCCATTTACACCGGGAAGATCGAGGTGTTCCCGCGTCGTTACCACACTTTGTTGGTGTATTTCAACGAAGTCTGGCGTTTGACGCGCGAGTCGGGAAAGATACCAAAAATTTTTTGTGATCCAGACGGTAAGTTCGTTCAGGCCGCAACCGCGTTGGGTGTCGACAAAATTCTCGTACCCAACATCGAAACAGTTCTGCGCGACGCTAAGTCGCTTCAGAAGAAGTAAATCACACACAGAAAAGAGAACAAAACAATGCCAAATCTAACATTCCCGAAGAGTGCACTGGAACCACGTCCCAACTTGCCAGCCGGTATGATTCAGGTGATTTTCACCGGATTCAAACCCAAGCTGTCCAAAAAGAAAGAAGGAAAAGACCAATCCGTGAATCTCAACCCTGAGATCAAAGTGGTCAACGACTCACGCAGCGACGCCAGCGGTAAGCCGCTGAACGGACAGAAGTTGTTCGAGTCACTGAACCTGTCGTTCTTACCGCGTGTGCAAGACTTCTGCCACGCATTCGGCGCGCCGATGACCGAGAACGGTGAGAACGTCGACATCCCTGGCTACTTCGACGGTGACACATCGCAGAGCAACAGCGAAGCTGCGGTCACCAACTGGGGTCAGTATCACGGCCCACTGCTCAACGAAATCGGAACCATCGAGCTCGCTGAGGTGAAGTCGCGCAAGCCGGGCGCGAAGCCGACGGACACACAAGTGGACATCAAACGCTATGTGTGCCGTGTGGCGGGGTGCACGGTGAATCACATGGAGTCGTTGATTCAGTCGTAGCTGTAAGCGCAGGGCGTTAGCCCTGTGCGCTCCAGTCACATCGCCGTGTGCTTTCGCACAACATCGGGCATCGATGTAAAATGACTGGAGCGTAGAGGGCTAACCAATGAAACAGACATTTGAAGTTGTCTTCGAGTACAGGGCTGATGACAAAGGATACAGAGCAGAAGAGCTTCATGAACTCCTTCAGAACGCTCTCGGTAACGAGTATGACATCGTGTGGCATTCTGTAAAAGAGAAATCCTGTGGTGACGGCCAAAGCTGACGTACTAGCGGAGCCACGTGATGACGACGGGTAGCTAGCTAGTCGTAATTACGTCAAAGCAGGACGTAGAGTCCTGGCCGTCAATAGAGGGGTTCAAAAATGAAATGCACTGTTCAAATTCCCATCGGTGACAGCGGTAAGTGTAATACCTACTGTCACGAGCAGTTGAACGAAAAAGGTGAGTGTTCTGTCCACGGCAAGCAGTGGATCGAGTCAACTGACACATGTCCAACCTGTTTAGGTACAGGCAAGGTGCCACGTGGAGATACTCTGCCGGACTTGCAACCTGTTGTTACAGAGCGACAACAAGAGCAACCCGTTAAATAACGACCCAATCACCGTCATTATTCACGCAATGGGAGGTCACGTGCTCGAAGAAGTCCAAGTTAATGTTGCTCTAGGCAACACAATTAAAATAACCAGTGTGATCGTCGCAGATCGCATGAGACATGATCTAGGTGATGTTCGTTCTCTTGCTAACAGCATTGAGAAGCACGGGTTGATTCAGCCAATTGTCATCGCGCGTAACTACAGGCTCATAGCAGGCGGCCGGCGTCATGCTGCGTTGCTTTTGCTGAAACGAGATCAGCTTGTTCACGGTCAGGACTACGTGTTCAAAGATGAACTCGATCCAGTCCGGCTCATGGCGATGGAGATCGAGGAGAACCTCAAGCGCAAGGAACTAACATGGGTCGAGGAGATCCTCGGTAAAAAACGTCTCTTTGAGATCATGCAAAAACTTCTAGGCGACGGCCCTGGATTCGGTGCTGGTAAGTCTGGCCCGCACAGTGGATTCAGTCTACGTGCGATGGCATCCATGCTAGGAGAGAATCCCAGCACGACCAGTCGTGATATTGAGCTCGCTGGTTTCGTCGAGAAGCACCCAGCGTTAGCGTCAATGCCAACCCGCGCGGACGCCCAACGTAAGCTGGGTGTAGCCGTTACCGTCGCGGCGATGCAAATTCAAGCAAAGAAATCTGTCGTGACCACTGCTCATAACAGTGGTGAGACGGCGGCCAACCGTGCCTCGACGACAGTAGGGGTGGGCAGCGCGACCAGTGGCTCTGGTGATGCTGGCCCCACCCCGCCGGTTTCAGAAAGGTGGACGTTGTATGAAGGTGCCTTCCAAAACAACATTCCTACGGTTCCTGATTCCAGTGTTGACTTGGTTCTCACTGATTTGCCTTATAACATCGGCCTGGGTTCATCATCCGCTGCTCATGGTGCTGGTCTCGGTCAGTTCAGCGATAGTGACCTTAACATTGTTGAACTCTGTGCCGACGTCGCGGTAGCGTCTTACCGTGTGTTACAAGACAATCGCTTTGGAGTGTTTTTTTATGGCATGGGATATCACGATGTATTGTATTCTGCTCTTGTCACTGCTGGGTTTACTGTTGACCCTTATCCATTTATTTGGCTACGTGATCGTACTGCGCCGCCAGACGGATTCGCTCGATACTCCAAAAGCTACGATCCAGCACTTATTGCGTCAAAAGGGGTGCCACGATTTCTACGTCCAAACTTATCTAATTCACTGGCGCTACCCTCAGTCCGAGGCCCCGAACGACTCCACGCCGCGCAGAAACCAGTCGGAATAATGGAGAAGTTCATCCTCGACATGACCACACCTGACTGCGTCGTGCTAGACATGTTCGCCGGCGCCGGTACGACAGGCGAGGCGGCATTGCGCGCCAAACGCAAGGCCATTCTGTTTGAGTTGGAGCCAGCGAATTGCGTTCTCATCCGGTCGCGGTTAGGTGTCTTGTGAAATGTCCAATTTGTAACGAAGGTGAACTGGTAAAACCAACTCGTCCCATTCCAGATTGGTTAACAGAGAATGCACTGGAATGTACTGAGTGCGGTGACATGATCGACTTGACTCTAATAAAAGAACATGACAAAAACTGAAGAGTTAAAAGCCGCTTGCACGGCGAAAGGACTGCATTATGTGGGCACTCGTGGAACTAACGGAGCTCCAATCTGCTTTGTTGGAGAAGCACCAGGGGCCGACGAAGACCAACAGGGTATCCCTTTTTGTGGAGCAAGCGGACGGGAGCTCGATCGAATGTTACTTGAGTCAGGTATCGATCCGTCTGGATGCTGGTGGACGAATCCTTATAAGACCCGGCCTCCCGATAACAAAATTGACCGTCTTGGAGAGCTCGGAATTGACCTTCGACTCTTTGTAGAGCAGTTCTGGGAGGAACTAAATGTTTATCGTCCCACCTTCATCGTCCCACTTGGAGCGACTCCACTTGGACTACTGTGTCCATTTACTATCTCCAAGCGAACAGGCCATGCTGAGATCTCCAAATACCGCGGTTCAATTCTACGGTGTGATACGCTCCCGTGGGAGCATTACATTCTGCCTGCTTACCACCCGGCGTTCATCTTCCGAGCGTGGGAGGAAAGACAGATCGACATCCTATGCCTCGCTCGTGTTGCTGAAGAATACAACTACTGGAAGACGCATTCCAATCAGTTGCAGCCCCTCCCCCAGCGTCAGCTCATCAGCGATCCTCCCGCCGACGACGCGATCGACTATCTCCGATCCATATTGGCATCCCCGCCGCAGACAGTGGTTTCCATAGACATCGAAAACATCGGAGTGTACCGTGGCAAATACAAGGTTAAGCAACGTAATCGAGTACCCTACGTCGTCGGTTTTAGCATCGATCCTCTTTTCGGTATGTCCATTGGGCTCGCGGAATACGAAAAGAATAAAACAACCCAAGTGTGGTCACTTATCAATGAGGTTTTACAACGAAGAACGCAAGTTGGTCAAAATTATTACACGCACGATTTACCGTGGTTGCAGTATATCGGATTTAGCCCTGATATTCAGTTGGTTCATGACACACTTGTACGACATCATACGCTTTGGCCAGAATTATCGCATAAACTTGATTTTCAGACCTTTCAGTATACCCGAGAGCCCTATTACAAGGACGAAGGCAAAGACTGGTCGGTTAAAGACCGCCAGAAGATGAAACGGTACAACTGCAAGGACGTCTGTGTTACACTAGAAGTCTTTCAACGTCAAGAAGAGGAGTTTGCCGCCCGTGGCGTCGCAGCTTAACTTCCGTGATCCCGGTAAACTCACTCCGAGGGAGTATTATGAATTGTATCAGATGCCTTTGGCACGTGCTTTCTACGAAATCAATCAGCGCGGCGTTTGTGTTAACACTACCAAGCTGGACGCGCTACGTGATTTTGTCCAACAAGAACTTCGATCCTCTTGTCAACGTATATCGAATTACGTGGGCGGTAAGACTGTCATTGCTCGTAGTGCTCCTAAAGCGAAGCCTGACCCTAAGGTTCTTAATCTCTCGTCCACCCCGCAGATACTAGACGTACTGCGTAGCCTCGGCATGACACCGCCGAAGAAAAAGCGTGCTGATAACACGTGGTCTGAAAGCAGTGATGAGGAGTCATTAAATGAACTCTACGCAGAAACCGGACACCCCTTCCTCAAGGAACAACAAAGAGTTCGCGAGCTTAATAAGCTCCTTGGAACTTACATTGACGTCGAACTTGAGGGCAATACGTTGTATGGAGCTTACTTCGTCACAGGCACAGTCACTGGACGAAGAAGTTGCAGAGAAAATTACCTCGGACTTGGCTCGAATTTACAAAACCAGCCAAAACACACAGACCTTGCTAGTCGATATCGAGAGTGCCTTGTTTCTCGTCCGGGAAGGATATTCGTTAAATGTGATCAAGTCAGTGCTGAAGATTGGTTAGTACAAGGTATCATCGCGGATCAGTCGGGCGACCGCGCTGGCTTCAATGAGCTGCTTGCAGGCGTAGACCGCCACGCGCGGCTGGCGTCGTTCATTTTCGGCAAGCCTCTGGATCAGTGCGGTAAAGACACCCCAGAACGTTTCATGGGAAAGAAGGTACGTCATGCTGGTAATTACGACATGGAAGCATTCCGCTTCGCGGGTGAGATGGCCAAGGAAGGTCATGTTGTTAAAGAATCTTTCTGTGCCTGGCTCTTGGAGCGTTTCCATCAGAAAGATCCCGGTATTCGACATGTGTATCATCACTATGTCCAAGAACAACTCCGGGTTAATCGCTGTCTCACGACACCATTTGGGTTTACACGTCAGTTCTTTGGTCTTCGGGACTACGGTGATAACAAGAAGATAATGAAGGAGGGCTATGCCCAAATCCCACAAGGCACCGTTGGAACCAATACAGGGTTCGCTATCCTTTGGCTTGAGCGATTCCATCCGGGACACGTTGTCCTCGACGACCACGACGCAGTCACAGTTGAAGTCCCTGATACATTCGATGGGGTTCGCGATGCTACGTCTTGGTTACAAGAAGCTTTCAATCGAAGAATCAGACTCCCCAAAGGACTCGAATTTCAAATACCTATTGAAGTAGAATTCGGCTACAACCTCAACGAAATGAAAACGGTGAAATGCGCGCTCTCAGACGTGGCTGGATTGCAGAGTATTTATCGTGGATTGAACAGACCTCTGAAAGTCCCACCAGTTACCACACTTGGTCAGCAGCAACCGTCATCGCTGGTGCTCTGAAACGGAATGTTTGGGTGAATCGAGGTGATTTCAACCTCTTTCCCAATCTGTACACCGTCCTTGTGGGACACACTGGTTTGGGAAAGGGAAGGTCTATCAATCCAGCCGTGGCATTACTACGTGAGGGCGGTGTCGCCAACATCGTGAGTGACAAGTTGACCATTCAGTACATCCTCGAAAAGATCTCCGACCGCGGTAATGCGGCGGCGCAACTGTCGTTTCAAGGAGGGCCGAGCGGCACTGTAACGTTTGCACTGGACAGCACATGCTTCATAAGCGCGCCCGAATTGGAAGATCTCATCCTGTCCAGCGACGCTATGTCGCCACTAAAAGAGCTATGGGAATCCAAAGACGGCACCTACGAGTACGGTACACGCGGTAAGGGACTCGTGAAGATCTCCAAGCCCTGTCCAACGCTGCTGGGCGGCTGTACACCGTCGCAGGTTGCTATCCTGTTTCCGTCGCAAGCCGTAGGCGGTGGTTTCGTGCGACGCTGTAACTTCGTGTACGATTCAGAAAAGACCAAAAGCATACCGTGGCCGATGCAACGGAACGGTAATGACCCCATACGTGATGCACTTATCGACGATCTGAAACACATCGGTCAGCTTAAAGGTGCTTTCAGCTTCGACCCACACGCCAAGAAGATGTTTGAGGACTATTACGTCAACACCAAAGGAGACGAGTTCGCGGATGAAGCAACGGCGTCCTATGAAACGTCACGTCCGTACCACGCACTGAAGCTGGCAATGGTGTTGACAGTGGCACGCTTCGACAATATGATAATCAACTTCGTTGACATGGCTAGTGCCATCGCGATGGTTAACGGTGTCACCGAGAACCTCAAACGGGTGTTCCGTGCCGTAGGCGATAGCGAGCTTGCGACGGTGATGGACAAAGTCTTACGTTACATCGAGATGAAGTCCAAGCTGACGTTCGTCACTCGTGCTGATTTAATGGGCGCGATGTGGCGCGACGTGGGAAGCAGCCAAAATCTGGATATTATCCTCGCGACTCTGGAAGCCGGGCGTGTCATCCGAACTGAAAACAGGTCGGGTGTTACCATTTACCGTATCGTTAAAGTTCAACAACAATCCACAGTGAGTACAATCCAATGACAATCTATTTAGCTGGCTCGTATTCCGCAAGATTAGAACTAAATAAAGTAGCAAAGCTTCTAGAGGCGAAAGGTCATAACATCAGAGTACCTGCGATTTGGCTCACAGGACAACATGACGATGCTTGTCCTATCGAATGTGCAACAACGGACTTGAAGGACATCCACGACTCTGATATGTTAATACTGTTTACAATACATCAGGGGTCGAGAGGGGGAATGTACACAGAGCTTGGCATCGCATTGGCGAATCATATTCCTGTAGTTATCATAGGTCCGTACACGAACGTGTTCACACGTCTGTGTCGTCGTGTTGATTCTATTGATGAACTATTAAATGAAAGGACCCGTTAACATGACAATCGAAGACTTAGTACAACGCTGCTACATGCAAGCCAAAGAACTTGGATGGACTGAAAAAGAAGTTCCAATCCCGGAACAAATAGCCCTCATTCACAGTGAGGCGAGCGAAGCCCTCGAAGCATACCGTAATGGTGAGCCGGTGTCGTGGACTGACGATCACGGCAAACCACAAGGTATCGGATCTGAGTTTGCTGACATTCTGATTCGAATCGGACATTACGCTGTCTTAAACGACATTGAACTCGAATACGAATTAGAACGGAAACTCAAATATAACCTCACTAGAGGACACAGACATGGAGGCAAGTTAGCATGACCAACAAAGCTGAATTCGGTGGTATCGCTGAAACCCTAGAGCGCGTTGAGCGCGACAACCAGAAAGCCTACGCTATTCCGGATGCGTGCTTCTTGAAGCCAACGCCGGGGCGGGTGATCGTCGCACAAGACGCACCGAAGGCACCCTCGAAAATCATCCTGGCACCACAGAAGTCCTTAGTACGTCCGACCACCGGCCGGGTGGTCGCTACTGGTATCGGTACTGAGGAATGGATGGGCAAACGTGTTCTGTACGGCATGATGTCCGGGATCGCCGTGCAGTTCAAAAACCGTCCCGCGTGGATCGCGCTGGCACAGGAAGAAATCGTTGCGGAGATCGCTGCGGAAGACGCAGAAATCGATCAAGACACCCCACTGCCGTTGGACGGCAGTTACGCATAAAAAGAGGGTGGCGTGAGCCACCCCTTTTGTGTTGCACTGCACAACACTATTCCTGCCGCGCACCGCGAGCGAAACCTGTTTTGTATCCAGGTATCTTTCCACTCTGACGTGACATGGTAAAGTCGCCCGTCGACCCCGATGCTGCGGGTGAAGCCGCGTGACGGATCAGCTTCGCTTTGCCACCCGACGGTGCGGGCTTGCTGTTCGCGCTGGGACTGCACTCCAGTCCATCGCACACTGATTTCACTTCTGCGTTGTTCAAACTACCTGCTCCCATGTTATGACCTCCACGTGGATTGTATTCGTGTTATTTTACATCTTCCGTCGTCAATTCCGGATGTGACGACAGGAACTCGATCTGCTCCGTGATCTGCGCTGCGTGTTCTGCGAATGACCACTTGTGCATGATAGCTTCGCGTTTTGACGCCTTCGCTGCATTGCGTCCGATCTCGCCTAGCTTAGACAACTTGTTCAGACCAGCGTCAATCAACATAGTCTGAGTCTCTGGATTACCACCCGCTGCGATAGGTTCCTTGGCCGCGGTGCTCGACGCGCCAGGTGTCTCAGCCTGCGCTTTGGCACGATGTTTTTGTTGACGCTCACGTGCTTGTACACGCTCCGTGATCGCTTTACGATCTGCGTCAGTGGTTTCAGTGGCAGCGGCCTTTTTTATGTCGTCGATTTCACGTGCGATATCCTGACGATCTTTACCGCTCTTGGGGACACGTTGCGTGAGCTCATCCAGACGGTCAAGCAGTGCTTTGGCTTTGGGGCCAACGCCGCTCACGCCTTCGGCTATTTTGGCCACCGCAGGGGCAGCCGCCCCTAAGTTGTTGCCCTGTAAGGGGTTAACGGCGTTTGGTGGGCCGCTAGGCGCGACGTTGGCCTGTGGCGTGGTTTGAGCCACTTGTGGCCCAACGGCGGCTTGTAACGCCTTTACAGCCTTAATTTTTTGTGCTGTAACGACAACTTGCTCAATTGGAGCCGTCGGCCCAGCTAACTGTTTCGCCTGTTGGAACGTCTGCAACGCCTGTTGAGCACCCGGTGGTAATTGCATCTGACCCGCTTGCGTGGGCGGTGCTCCCGCTGGCGCTGGGGTAGGACTGGGTGGGGTGGGCGGTGTCTGTGGTGCAACTGGCGGTGCCGTTGGCGTAGCTGGTTGACCACCCTGCGCTGCACTGGACGGCTTTGTGCCGTCAATGATCTCGCCGGCGCGCTGTAAGATCGCCGCACGAGCGGTACGTGATAGAGTAGAGTCCCACAACGTTTTCAGCCCAACCACAGGTGCGATAGCACCGATCCAACTGAACCCTAAGCCTTTGAGCAATGCGTAAGCGCCAAGCGTCCCAGGTGACCTAAAGTACGACACAAACGTGGGCGATGACCCCATGAAGCTTTTCTTGGCCATCTCCAGTGCGCCTTCACGGTTCTTAATCAGTGCAGACACGTCGCTACGTAACCGAGCGGTGCCAGGCGCGGTTGAATCCAAATGGTCATTGATAGCTTTACGGTACATCTTCGCGGCGTTCTTGATCGACTCAGGTGTCTGACCACCCTCCCATCCCGCATCATGTTCCAACAGACGTGAGTCATGCAGCAGTTGACTAGGCATCCGCTTAGTCATGTTACGTGGTGACCACTGTTTTGTCTTGGGATCAAGGTCGGCAGACTGCTGGAGCTTCCAACGATCCAATGCGTCTAACGCTTTGCGGTCACCGAGGGCCGCCGCGCGCTGTTTCGCTGTGTCAACGGCGGTGTTCAACGCAGGTGTGACATCAGCCGTTTTACCTGCTGCGTCGGCTTGTTTTACAATCTGATCTACCTGACCGCTCTTGGTCTTGATAATTTGGTCTAGTTTACGCGGTAGTGTCAGTTTGCCAGCGATGACCTTGCTCTCAGCCATCGCACGACCGGCCTCGGCCATCTCTGTTTTGTCCAGTGCCTTCTCTGAGATCTCCGGGTGCGATGCTTTGACCTCCAACTGACGTGCCATCAATTTGGGATCTTTGACAGCCTCCTTAACACCCTTCACAACCTTACCAGTCGCTTCCACTGCAAGAGCCTGTGCTCCGCCTTTAGCAGCGGCACCTATCGGATCGCCGGTGACAGCTTGCTCGTACATCCCTCCAACCCACGGGCCAACCAACGGAAAGATACTCGCGATGCCATGTATTCCGGCGCGATCGTATTGATGGAGCTTCAGCGCAGCCTCCATCTCGAGTTTCTCTTTAACCGCAGGCTCAGCTATCGCGTGTCGGAAGACCGACTCATTACCAAACACCCAATTTGGATTGTGAGCCAAGTCCTTACCGAGTTCAGCGGCACTCTGACCCACCTCTTTTAGACCCTCAATAGCCTGCTGTCCAGCGTGCTTCAGAGTGCGATTCTCCGCGGGTGGGGCGGAATAAGGTTTGAGTGTGACAGGGTGTTCTCGTTCGTACTTCGCCCGTACTGACTCGTTCGGAGGAGCATCGGGTTTTTTATCGTATTTACCCGCGGCGTATTCATTGTGAAGATTTTGAGCAAAAAGGTCGGCTTCTTTTTGAGTCTTGAAAATCCCAAGATGCTGACCTGTCTTACGATACAACGCGATAGCATCTTTATTAGATAGAATTTTTCCATCTGGACTCACGGTGGGAATAACAACTTGTTTACCAGCTACTTCAATTCCAATTGATCGAACAGTGCTAGTCGATCCATCAGGATTCTTGACGTGTGGTCGATTATACAAATCGATATTTCCTGGAGTCACAGGATTTGGAGATGTAGGTGCACCAATACCTTTGGTCTTGAAATAAGCAACAGCCTTCTCCTTCGTCGTCCCCGCCGGAAACTGATACTTCTTCTGATCCGGCCCGATCACGACGACGCCTTGCGGAGCGGTGCTCATTGCATATCCTCAGGTTTCACGATGATCGTATCGTTCGGCACTGTAATCTGTCCACTTGGCGGTTGCGACACCCCCGGTGCTGGGTCAGCTGGAGGCATTTGAATGACACCAGCTTGCGTTGTGATAGCGATTTTGTTATTCAACTGGTCAATAGCTTGTTGTATTTGTTGACGTCGTTGCGCCAACGCGGGGAGTCGAGCACGCAGATCATCACCTTGATGACCAATCAAATCGCCAAATGTTCCTACTTTAGTGATATTGTCTTGAATGTCTTTTTGCTGTTTGTCGAGATCAGTGAGTTGCTTACCTAGCTCAGTTGCCTGAGTCTGGAAGTATTTGATGGCCTTATCCTGACCTTTAGTGTCCTTCATCGCTTTAATCCGAGCGTTGTTCATCTGAATCATGGCTTTGGTGCGATCCGATTCAGCCTGAGCCCACTTCGCCCAGTGGTCTTTTTGTTGATCTACCTGCATCTGGACAATGTCTTTTTTGTTCTGTAGCTCCGCTCCGACCTTCGGCGTGATCTGTCCCGACTGTGCAGCTTGTACGTCACGCAAGTGGGCTGTCGAGGCTTCCTGAGCAGCGCGTTGTTTCTCGGCCTGAGCTTGTTGCTGCTGCAACTGAATCTTGCTGTAAACCTCCTCGAGTGCAGCTTGCTCCTTTGCCTCCTGTTTGGACTGTTGCATCGCACGTTGTAGACCGACACCGTAAGCACTGGTCGGATCTTGGTGCGCCTTCTTCATGATCTTTTGTGTTTTTGGATCTTCCATCATAGCGTCAAGTTGCTTCTTGATGGCTTCCTTTGCCTTGGGATCTTGTGTTTCCTCCAGTGCTTGATTCAATGAACGATAGCTCTGCCACAATTGTTCGGCCTGTGCTGCACTGCGATTCCAGTTCTTCTGTTCACCGACTTGAAACGCATTGCGGAACGACTCCACTGACGCTTCAGTGATAGCCATGTTTTTACCACTACGCGTCGACCATTCAGTCTGACCCACTTCACCGGGACGGACATTACGTGGCCCCTGCAACGGGCCTTGTTGTGACGCAGCGGTAGCGTTAGGTTGCTGACCGAATATCTGTGCTTGGTTCTGCATCTGCTGTTGCATTTGCTGAATTTGAGGTGACACCGACGGCATCGTGCTTCCGCCACCGCCGCCCGGCATCCCGAACGGTGTTGTCATTCCGGGCGGCTGCTCAGACATTGGGCCTTTATTGGCCGACATGATTTTCTGCAACAACATCGGTAACAATTGTGACATTCCCATTACGCCACCCCCAGGATGCTATCGAATAGTGGTTTGAATTTCCATCGTAGATCCGTTTTGGCAATCCACCAGCCGTTACGCAGGTAGAACATTGCTAGTTTAGGATCAGCTTGTGTAATCATATACCACTGGACTTTCTTAGTACGTGGATCGTCCCAGCCCCAGAACGACGCTGCTACGTGGCACATCCCGGCAAGCATCGCCATGATGATCTCACTGGCTCCACCTCCACCTGCACCCGCTGCGATTCCACCACCAGCGGCACCCATAATACTTGGCATCAAACCACCCAAGATACCGCCTCCTTTCTTAGTCTGGTACATCGGCCCATACGTGGTCGCCATCTGCTCCATGAACTGATTCAACGGGTTGTTCTGCGGTAGCAACGACTGACCAAACATACCCATCTGATTCGCGCCGCCCATCAAATTCTCGGCAACTGGAATCTGGCCCTGCAAAATGTTCTGTTGCTGTAACTGCGCGAGCAACGAGTTCTCGTCCAACGTGGTTTGCTGCGCAAAGTTTGACATCGCCGTACCAAACGGTGACCCAGCCAGATCACCCATCCCAGCGAACTGCTCACGTAGATTAGCTTGATTCTGTCCGATGTTTTGTTGCTGCGCTTGAATCATCGATTGCCACTCAGGTAATGCTGAGATGCCTTGATTTGCAATCGTTGACAACGTGTTAGCGCCAGGCATATTGCTCTGTCCGCCGCTGAAGAATTGCATCAACTGTTGTAACAATGGGTTAGCAGGTGTTCCCTGCCCCATTTGAGACTTCAGGTACTCAGCCCAGTTCTGTGACAGATGTGGATACTGCGTTGGTTCACTCGCGACACCTGACCCCTTATTAAAGAAGTTACCAGACTGAGCAGCAGGGTTGAATCCACTCCAGTTGAATTGGCTCATGTCAAAACCAGTTCCACCGCTACCGCCCGGCGTTCCGGGCATCCCACCGCCGCCCATTCCGGTGTTCGGTGAGCTGGGACTCGACATCGACGGCATCATCGGAAAATACTGATTGGACGACGGAGGACGAAAAATATCACTGCCGCTACCGCCAGCAGGTCGAAAAATCGGCATCGGTGATGCATCCATAATATCCTCCTAGTTTATGACGAGCCCCAACTGTAACCTCTGATTACAGGACGAAGCGGCTGCTCTTGACGCCATGCTTCACGCTTGCGACGTTTCTTAATAGCTTCCACGAGACCGGACTTACCAGGGAACTTCGGGTCACCTTGCAGGAACACTCGAATCTGCTGTGCCTTCTCGTACTCAAGTAGCTCGGTATACGCTCGCATCACAGCGGCATAGATAAGCACTTCGTTCCATTCACGAGGCAACAGGATCTGAGTTGTCGGCAAGTTGTCATCATCAATGGGATGCTCCTGCATGATGCGAGCTTGCACTTGATATGGTTGATTAGGACGAGGGTTGAATCCCACTGTGTCCGCAAAACGATACCACTCCGTCGGAATGGACACGGCTTGTTGAAACTTGTCAGCGTCTTGATAGTTAGTTGGGTTGAGCTTTCGACGTAGTGTGTTCAACGGATAATCAGTCCACAAGAAGATATCCAATGTGGACATGTTATATCCCGACTGTAAAGGCAACGCCTGTGGCGGCACCAAGCCACTGAACGGAAATTCCTGTACACCAGCCGTCAAATTGAACAACGGCCCAAGCACTTCCAACTGGTCGAAGTCATCACGATAGTCTGGATTGCCGCTGATCTCAAGCAACGCGTCACGCAACCAGATAGCCGCGCGCTCGGTGTCCGTAATGCGATTCTCAACACGCAGGATGACCTCGTTAACGAGATCACTAATCAGGAACGATGTTTTCATTACCACAGGCCACACTCCCTAGATCAAGAACAATGTTAAGTTGACAGCATTCACAGTAGCACGTAAGATGATCGTGTGCGTTGGGTCAGCGTTAGCTGTTGGTGACGTGTACACATCGCAGGCTGCTGACTTTGTCATTACCAAATACCCAACACAGACATGTTGTAAATTGTGTGTCACTGTGAAGTCAGTGTTCGCCGCCGGCGTCGTGACGGCTTTCCAGACACCAGCGATGTTGTCGCTCTTTAAGCCGTCACCGAAACTGATCAGTCCGTTGACAACACGTGCAAGTTGTTCCCACAACCGTCGCAACATCCGCCAACCGGCAGTGTTAGTTTCTTTCTCAGTCGTCGGTTGTAGCGTAGCTGGAGCCTGTGGCATTACGCGTCACCTGGACGTACATCACCACCCACATCAAGTATCAAACTAATTTCTGACAAAGCCAGCATCGGAGCATCTGGATCGACAGGCGGTGACACGATCGTACCGTAATTCTGAACATTACCACCTGCACCCGGAACCCCACCAATCCACGTCCCAGTGAAACCTGCTCCTGGAATTGACAGGTAACATGGAAAAATCGGTGTCGGGCAACCACCGTCGACAATCATGTTCATCAACGACGTTTGATCCACAACGTACACTCCGGTGATCGGGGCTCCCGACACCAGATGTGCAAGCTGCCATTGTACCAGACCTAGACCCTTCACATAGAAGAACTGTTCTCGTGCTCCGCTACCGTAGTAGTAACTAACTATGATAGTGAGTCGAGTACCAACATCGCCACCGAACGCAATTGTCGTTGGTCCCGACGTAATGGTCGTAACCGGCCCCAGATTGATAATTGGCTCGCCGTCAGTTTCACACGCCAGTGTTCTGACTAATTGATTCAGCCCCGGCGTGTCGATTCGTACTGGCGACAGAGTCGGATCATACAAACGCGGTGCCCACGGAAATGGTACGATTTGTCGCTTGTACGCATTAGCGTTGTTAAACGCGTGCTCGTCGCCGTTCTCTGTAAGATAGAAACGAACGAAGTTAGTGTCATAGGTATAGATATCCGGTGGATGACCCGACACGTTCTTAATCATCCAGATCTTTACTCCATCAGCATCAAGCCAACTGGCCCCATACAGTGACACCCCAGCGAGGTGTTTCTGCGTCCGCAGCGGATAACTCATTAACATCCAGTCGAGTATATCTTCCATGTTAATCTCAAGCCGAGAACAATTTCCACGTGATCTGATAACCAGTAACCGCTGGCTGAAACGGCACAACAACAATCAACGGCAGTCCACTTCCGGTTCCGATGGGGCCGACTTGCTGTGTCTGACTGTAGCCAGTGTTACTCGTCAATTTCAGCAAACACGTAAAGTTGGGTGCGACGTCTTCCAAAACGAGTCGCACAGCTTTAACTGTTTTCCAGTGCCGTGTGTCGCCTATCACATTGGCACCCGATGTGATCGACCACGGTAGCTCAGATGATCCAGTCATGTCGATATAACCTGGGATACCTGATGTCAGTCCCACTAGCATGTCGTCGAACGGCGACCCAGCGTTCAGCGACGCTGGTGACCACTGCTGCTGTGCAATCGTCCCGATCAAATCCATGATACGCGGTATCTGGTTCTTGAAGAAGTTACCAGCGATCGACGGCGTGTTTGCACCAAATGTTTCACGTGTCCAGTTACCTTCATCGAAGTGGTACACCCACGCTTCGTTGAGCGATGGTATGAACAGCCAGTACGCAAAATAATCCTGGCCGTTGATACTGGTGCTCAGGAACCCAAACACCTCATCGAAGTTAGCGAACTGCAAGTCCGCCAAGATGCGCTTACGAGCACCGCTGCGATAACGCGACCCGTCGATGGGACGATCTCCGATTGGGGTGGAGTAGTTGCCATCAAACTGGTAAACGTTGTTCTTCCCCACATAGCAACAGATGTCCTCTCCAAACGACGCGAGCGACGCTGGTATTACATTACCTTTAGCTTTGCTCCCCAACGGGATGAACTGAAACGGTGCCAGTCCATTACCAGTTGGTATCATCTGCGTGATACCCCAATACTGAAACACATAACCAGACTGGAACAGCTTCACGCCGCCGGTGATCGGGCCGAGATCGTTCAACAAATCGATCTGACCTGAGTCAAATGAAGTCCAATCCGTTGGGTCACCTGCGCCAGTCCATCGCACGCGCTGTGGCGCGACAGTCGGCCCCGCCTCAATTGTGTTGGCCGCGATAAGGTGGAACGCCAATTCAAACAAATACTTGGCTGGTACAGCGTTCGCTGACACCGGGCCAAACGTACCCGTAATACCGTCCCACACCTGAACTTTGTCTTGTCCTTGACAGAAGCACAGTTTGTAGTCCACCACTGCGCTGGTGAACAACTGATTGGGGCCACCCGTCATTACGCCCGTGATTTGGTCGAACGCACTGGTGCCGGGGTTCCACACAAACAACGACGTGGGTGTCATCACCACTTGATGTCGTGCTTGCACTTTGTCAAAGAAGTCAGCAACACCAACGACTGCTCCGCCTCCAGTGAGCGAGGCCAGTCCCGTGTACAACTTAGGTCGCGCGAACGCCGCCCCCTTACGGAAGATAATGTTCTCAGCATCAGCGAAGCCCAAACGCTCGATGCGTTCTAATGGAGCCTCGCTCTGGATGCCGCCGAACGGCCCCGTTAACACGAAGTCATTCGGTTCTTCCTGTCGCTGTTGCTGTGGTTGTACACCAGCCATTAGACGACCTCTGCTAGAATCGGGCCAAACCCCTGTGCATCAGTATTAGTACCACTCTTACATTTCACTGTGAAATTCGGATAACCTCCACCGTTTGGTGCTGAACTTACCACTATAATTGGAGGCCCGGTTTGGAAATCCATCTTTAACAACATCATTGCCGTTGTAGGAGTGCTTGCACACACTAAAACCTCTATCTGAATTGTTGTATTTAGTTGTGGAGACCCCCAACTTTCAATAGCCAAATTCAACGCGGTACCATTCATAAACAGTTGAACTTCACTACTCGGTGCAGACTGACCATTAACACGAAAAGCAAACTTGACCCTCAATGACTGACCTGCTCCTAGAGGAGTAAACGCGAAATTATAAATCGTATCAAGTGTAGTAGTACCTAGATGATTGATTAAGGTAGCATTTTGATACACTTTTCGTGTACCACTGATCTGGAAACTTCCAGTGACATCCACCCACACCGGATTGGCAAACTGATAGATCTTCCCAGTGTCCGTCGCAAAGAACAGAATACCATTCCAGTTCGCTGGTTGTGTGTCGGCACCGAACGCTGGCTTCGCTGCATCCAGTCCACTGATCGCAGCCATGCGCTGTTGTGCGTCGAGACGGAAGTTACGCAAGTCCAGACCCAGTTGGTTGGCAAGCTGTGTATCCGGCGGAAACGTATCATCCCAAAGATTAGTAAACGGCATTCATTACCTCCAGCTTCGCTAGATCAGCATTGAACTGTGTTGCCAAATCCGTCCGGAACTGTTTGTTCTTAATCTTCAGTTCCTTACAACGTTCCAGCGGGCCGCGTAACGCGCCGTTCACCGTGCCCGCGCGATGTGTCAACAACGCCAGAATACCCCACGCGCCGGCGCTGACCAACTCGTTATCCTTGTCGGCTTTCACGTTGTACAGATACACATCTTTGTCTTTCGCCGCAAGGCCACGGATCGGTACGTTTTCCTCAGCGTGATACTTTTCAGTCGGCCACGGCGGTATCGTGACGCGTACTGCACCAGCGTAAGCGTCATCAATAGTGTCAACATCACGCAGCCGACTGTTTGCTATATCGCTGAAGAAATCACCTAGGTCACCCCGTACCAACTCCATCAAGAATGTTGGCGAAGCGTCATAACCAAACCGTGGGGTGAACTCCAACCCATACACAGTATCTTTGGCTACGATAACATTGAGATCCAACATCCCATGATAACGATGCTGTTCGCACCACGGTACTAATCGTTTCGCGACATCACAAATGGGACATCCATCGCATAGCCAGACGATGTTCCCCAAACAACCTCCGCTCGGCCCTAGGTCATCATTCATGAGCTCTTTGCGTTCCAACGTGTGATTGGTCAACGGAGCTATGAACTCACCATTCTGAAACCATAGCTCTGTAGACATCGCCACACCTTTTTCAAAGGCTTGCAACTCAAACTGTGGATCACTTATATCCACATCCTGCTCGATGTTTGTGAGTAACTGAACCATGTCCTCCGTGTCATATGAAACGTGGCTAGGCGAAAGGTCACCCAACTGCTTCGAGGGTTTGTAGACCCATCTGACGTCCGGATTCGACTCCACAAAATCAATGCCATCTGCGAAGGAGTTAAAACTCTCTGTTTGAGGTACATCAATTTTGCACTCCTCCATCACGGCATAACCGAAGTCACGATCGCGTTCCAGTCGATCCATTAAGCCTGACCCACCGAGGACAGCGCATCCGCGTTCACGCAAAGCGTCTGCGATAAGGCCGTTCCCGGAGACGTCGAAGAGAAACACATCCCCATCTGAGATGTCTCTAACCAGATCGTCAATGTCGCCCCTTTTGTCAACGAGCCGATCCCCAACGCTTTTCGCGTCTGTAGAACGTATCCAACATGAAACCCTGTGACCGGCGTTTTTGAGTCGCACTGCGAATCCGATTCCATCTGCTGTCTCCGAGACGATCTTAAAGTGCATTGACTTCGTCATTGTACACGTTCCAATCAACACCTAACACCGTTGCTACAGCACGTTCAATACCTGACGCGATACCATGCTGCACTGCGTAAGGAGCATCGACACAGTCACCTGGCTCGGCGGTGCTTCCAGCAGGACGATGTTCTTCGAATGCTTTGTCGAAATCATCCACAACGCTCTGCGATACACCGTCTTGCAAACACATTGCCATTTCAGCGAGTTCGTGGATGGCAACCAATGCTTCGTGTCGCCAGTCATCCATTGCGCTGACTTTAATATGCCACGTCGCATCCGCACCGAGATACCAATCACCTACGGTATCGTAACGTTGCTGATCATGCGGTATGGTTTCAATCACTATCCGTAAGGCCATTTACGACCTCCAGTGTGTGGTCGTCGCTCTTCCAGACTTCCTCACGTATCGCGCGCGGCATGATAACACAACCCAACGACGCCGTCCCTGGTTTGTGGACATTGTCACCGTGCATCAAAAACGCGCTGCGTCCAAACATTTCGTTCGTCGCGTCCGGTGTCAACGCGAGAACAAAAGGGCCGTGTGTCTGCGAGTCGTGCGGCGGCTCAATCGTGTACAGCCCACAAGGAATTGGCCCGACATCCGATGTGGATTCCGCTGCTGGGTTGTTCTTACCATTGCCGAAGCCAGAGTAACCAACCCCCACGACATCATCGGCGTAGTTAAGCAGTTTACCCGATGCTTGTTCGTATCGCCACATTACGAACGCACCGCTAGTGCGTTGCCTGACGTTAGTACGACAATATGCGGATTGGTGTCATTGCCGATGACAGCCAGTAATGGTTGATCACCAGCCGTCAATGTGATAGCATCCAACGCCTGTTGCTGCGCGGCGGTGATCGATCTGCCAACCAACACCGGCCCTCTAAAACGAGTCAGTGTCGCTGAAAGTGGAGTTGCAAATGATAGAGGCATTAGGCGTATTCTCCTGTGTTGTCCTGTTCGTTCTTGAGTATATCAGCCAACTCGGGCTCCTGCTCCGGGTCGCTGAGTCGGGCGGTAATGATGGACTGTCGTCGGTCAACGGTGCGTGTCCGCTGTGGGTTGTCGAAGCCCACTTGACAAACGATCAGTCCATCCTGCCGCCGTAGTTGTGAGACTGGATATGGTTTTTGATGACAGTCACACATATGCCACGGTATTCCAGTCCATCCGCTATGTGATTGCATCGGCATTACAACACCTCCTTACTCGCTTATTTAGTACCCGACGCACACCCATTGGATGACGTCAGACGCACCCGTGGTGTTCGTGATGGTCACCGATGTAGCCGACGTCAGCGCCACCTGCACTGGGTTAGCCCGCGTTGTGATGTCGTTACCGACACACGTAAACGTCGCTGTGCTAGTGAATCCCGGCGCAAACGTAATCACCGAAGCGTTCGACGCTAACGTAGCCGAGCCCCCAATGATGTGAGCGTTTGTTCCAGGATTGACATTGGCACAGTTCGCCGTACCGCCAGACGTCGCGCCGCAGAACGACACATAAGGTGTTCCGGACGACTTCGTCGAAGCGGGTAAAGCACTGTAAGTCCACGACACTGTACCGCTGCCAGATACCGTCAGAGCAGTGAAATTCACCCTAACGTACTTAGCAGCAACACCTGAAAAGTTGTAGAACCCCGAAGACGTACACGTCTGAGCGGCAGAGCCGGTCATCAAGGTGTACGTCACGTCATCCGTAGACGTCTCCAACTGCACCGTGCAAGCCGATACAGTTGCGACATCCGTCCACGTCAAGATATGCGTTTGTGCTACCGAGTTCTCAAACGCACCGCCGTTTGCCACCGCACCCGACGCACTCAGCACACCAGCCTGAGTAAACGTGTTCTGTGCGCTGACACCCAAACACAGCGCCAACACCAGTGTTACCAAAGCAAGACATCGCTTCATGCTACTCTCCTCTTTGTGTTGTGCTACGCAACACTACGCGCAGCCTATGGCCCGTTGGAGCCCCAAGTGCCGATCCAGTTTGTCGCGCCCGTTGAGAATCTCATGGTCGCGATCTGCTTGATCGAGCGGGTGTCGAAGTCATCAGCGAAATCCTCTTCTAAAGACTCGCGGTTGATGAACTTCAGTGTGTGCTGGTCTTTCTCACCAATCAGGAACCACGGCGTTGCACCCGTCAGATAGTGTCCGACAAAGTACATCAAGTCTTCCTTGATCAACGAGTTGATCTCGTTATCCGCGGTGTATGGTTTGTGTGGCGAGCCGAGGATCTCACGTGCGATCCATTTGAGCTCCGGTGGGATGACCAAGTACTTCGGTCTGCTCACGATCGGCAGACCTTGACCATCAATCATGCGCTCGAACTCGTTGATGGCATTTTGGATCGCGGTGAATGACAGATCAACGTCAGTCGCCGGCCGATTGGGATACGTGCCTGCAGCCGATATGATACCGGCTACGCCCGGCCCAATGTTTGTTGCTGACACACCACCCAACAGTGGATGCTGCGTGTTGAACAAACTGACACCGTCCTGCGTTACCGTGGTCGTGAAACCAAGGTTCAACAGATTCCAAAACTGCATTTCACGCACGAACACCGCGCTGCGCGCTAGACACTTCGGTGCTTGGTTGATGAGCTTGTACTGGTCGTCTTTGATCAACTCCCAGCTTGCTCTGACGCCGAGCGCCCACGGTGTATGGATGTAACGCTTCGAGCCACCCTGGATGATGTCTTGGTACTGCACCGCAGTACCTTCCAGTTTGGGAACCATCGGCCCGAGGCCGGCGAACTCGACTTCGTCTTCGAATGCCGCGTCGGACTCCTCGACGTTAGCCAAGTACGTGTACTCCTCGTCCCGTTGCTTGAGGTCAAGGAACTGAACGAACAGGTCATGCAGGCCGCTGGCCATCAACTGAAAGTATTGGCCTCGAACCATCATGGTAGTTACCCTCCCTTAAAGAGATCACTAGCCGAGGCCAGTGTTATGCTACGATCTGTGATGCTGACGGCAGGAACACAAACAACACACCACGGGTTGTGTCCCATTGATCCAAACCAACGATCTCGCAAACTGCCGAGGCGCCGGTCTTGGTTTTGTCCACGTACCAATGGCCATCTGAGTCAATGGTCATACCATACTGCACCCCGATGTCTGATGCAGCAGTGGTCTGTGCTGGCCCAACTTGACCGTAAAACACAGTGTCTTGATTGGCGACCTCGATGCCAGTCTTGCCATCGTTGAAATAAGGTCGGCTGTAGTTTGCAGCCGCTGACTCGTTTTGAACTGAGCCAAACGTCTGTTGCTGCGCCGTGCCGGCGACCGCCAGGTTAGCACCGAACTCCTTGCTAACACCCGCAATCCCGGCACTTACGGTGACACCGTCCCAGGCTTTCAATGCCCCGTTGGTGCTGTGGATTTGAAGAGGAGTGCCGGACTTGAAGGTCTGTCCGGAATCCTCAATCAAACGCTGCATACGGGGCTGATTGCCTGATACAGTGTTTCTGCTTTGCTGCAAGGCCGTTGCCATTTGCTATGCTCCCTTCGGATTGATTTACTGCGTCTTACGTGTTATTTACCGCTACGGATGTCGGTTCCCGTAGCCTTCTCAACTCCGGGCGTGCCACCGACTCCCGGTATCTGGTTGATGTTGACTCCCGTCTTGCTCAAGTCGGCGGCCTCCGGTGCGAAGGCTGACATCTTGCCTTTCGACATCGATTTGAGTTCTTGATCCGCTGACGCCTGTGAAACAGCACGTGCAACAGCAGGATCGGTCATCGCTTGTGTTCTCAGATAGCGATGCTTCAACGCACCGAGATACCGACCCTTGTCGATCTTCATCAAGATGACATCACCGTTGATGAACTTCGTCCCGGCTTCCTTAGCGTACACGGCGAATTTCTCAGGATGTTTCAAGTCCTGAATCGTTGCCACTTTGAAGCCCTGTGTGAGACACTGTTGAAAGCGAAAGCCATCACGCGCCTTGAATTCAATCCAGCGGAACTGGACGTTTGGGTCTTTCGGCTCCGGGTTGGTGAAATCAGGCGACACCAGCGGACGAGCAATGATCGCGTCGTCGAGCTCCGGCGCGGTGATCCGTCCTGGATTGGGGTCAGCTGGTATCGGGTTAACCATCGTTGGAATACGTTCTTGCTGCTCAGCCATTTGAATTCACCTAGCTACGCTGTGGTACTGGGAAACTAGCGTAGCCTCCCTTCTCAGATTGATTAACCCGCATCTGTTTCTTACGGGCCAGATAACCTTTTGGATCCCAGTGGAAGGTACGACAGGCTTCCTCTTCCTCTGGCGTGAGTTTGTCCTCCGTCGGGGGCGGCGGCGCGGCGCCACGTGACGGGCCTTCACTGAAGAAGTCATTACCATCGCGTTCCGCTTGCGCGATTTCTTGCTCGTGTTGACCCTTAACCAGTGTCAGCGCCAACAACCACGACTGTGGTAATACCTTCTGTTGAGGTGTGAAACCGTTCATCGTGCCGTCGATTTCCTTCTCGTACTTGCGCCAGATCTTCGCGTCACGCTCTCCGAGTCCCTGACGAGCGTACATCTTTGCTGACATCATACCCGACATCAACGCGATGTTCTGTGTGTCTTTGGTCTGATCCTGTACATACGCCTGAGGATCAGTCCAAATCGACGGTGGCTCGTTAACGGTCGGCGGCGTCTTTGGCTGAGCGTTGGCTTCCATTTCATCCAACTTGGATTTCACGGTGTCAAACTCAGAGCGTAACTGAGTTACTGTTGTTTCCGCAGTAGTCTTTGCAGACGTTAAGTCCGTGACCTGCTGCTCAAGCTGAGCGGCTTTGTTCAGAGCATCAGCAATCTGCTCCGGTGTTTTACCACGCAGCGCTTCTGGAAGTTCTTCGTCTTTCTTTCCCCACAGCATTATTGTACTCCCTTCGGTTGTTTTTCAAGGTCTTTTTCGAGATTGATCAAGCGGTCGATTAGATCCAATCGACCCTGCGCGCGATGCACCATGACGATATTCTCGGAGTTTTTCAACGTTTTGATCTCTGAGTCACGTAGCTCACGCAGCCATTGCTTGTACGACGACGGAGCGCGCTTGAGCCACTCCCGATTCACCTCGGCTTCGCTGTAAATAGTTTCAAACATTACTGAGGCTTACCTCCTCCACCAGCCAACATCTGTTGTAACAATTGAGGATCAACCGGGCCAGACGGCTGCGTTCCGCCCCCAGGCGGCGCCTGACCCGGCGCGCCCCCACCTGACGGAGCACCTGCACTTGCTGAAGGTGCCGGCTCAACATCCGGTTTAGGAGCAAGTCGGTCGACCTCATCGTGGCCGAAATGACGGAATACAGACTGCATCAGCGCGTTCGCAGCCATGACAGCTTTCTCTGTGTACTTGCGTATTGGCTCCGGTGTCATCGGACTGCTAATAGCTTGCAACATCGCTGCGATGGTTTGATGGTAACGTTCGCTGATGTTCATCAGCATCATGTCGTTCTGTTTCTCAATCTCCAAGTTCACCGACGAAGTCGCAGCGTAAACAGGTAACGCAACCTTACCAGATTGCATCGCGTTGAGCGCATCTTTAATCTGCTTACCGCGTTCACCGAACATCAGCTCGCGGTCACCGATGCCGAACTGAGCATACAACTTGCACAGTAACCGACCCACTTTCGTGTGCGCATATCGGATGTCAGTAATGTTCAAGTCTGTCCGGGTGTTGCCTTCCTGCATTACAGACAGTGTACCCATCGCTGTGTAGATACCACGCTTGGTGTTCGTTCCCGAACCCTGTCCTTGCATCGGCGGGCTTACGCCACTACGACGGTCAGCTAAGCTCATCGACAAATTCTCGGAGTCAATCTCACCTTGTACTGGTGTACCCATATCGAGAGGCTCGATCTCATCCTTCTTACCGGGCACCATACCCGACGGGTACATCCTGTAACCTTTGTTCAAGTTGCTATCGGGGTCAACACGAAACGCCTTCATGTTGGCGATAGTCATGTTGTCACGGCGCTGGTTGTGTATCTGCGATAGCTCTTCTTGGAACGTACCCAGCGTCTCAGCGAATCCCATTCCGGGGAACATATCATCACGGTAGAACAGCCGCCCAGCGATGAATATCTCACCCGGATAATAATGGTAATACGACCGCAGAATCTGACTGGACTTCTCATGGTACGACACAATCACACGAGCGATGTGACTGTCGTCAACACGGTACTTGAAATGACACTCACACACATCCCACTCAGCGTAGCCATACCCAGGTATCGTTGCTACTTTAGCAGACTGTTCGTTCTGTGACTGAGTCAGGCTAGGCGATGTACGGTCGGGCGACTTAAGCATTTCCGTCACAGCAGCCTGCTTGTACACCTGTCGAAACGCACGCTCTTCGAGTTGTTCTTTTTGCAGGTGGACAATGTGATACTTGAAATCCATCGCTTCCAGTGTTGGCTCATACACCGGATATTTGAAGTCCTCAAAGCGAAGCTTCTCCGGGCGCGGGCCGTCGTACACTGTTTTCTTGCCCCATGACGGCCTACCGAGACCGTCGCCGGCCGGTGCCATGACATCCTCAACAGTCTTTAACCACGGCACTTTCAGAATGCCAGTACCCAGCTTAATGATTTCAGCAAACCATTCCCGCTCAACACGGTACAAGTCGAGCTCCTCCGGTTCCAGCGCGACGTATTGAAGGAACTCCTCCAACGCATCACGCTCACCCGGAGGTGCTGTGTTAGCGTAGTCACCAAGCATTCGAACAGCCCAATACGGTTTGGTCTTAAGAATCGCAGAGAGCACCCGTGCTAGTAATGTGTCGGTGTGGATTGCAACCACCGGCACAACTAAGTTACTAGCATTATGCCACGGGAACTCACGTGTCTCCTCAGCAGGAATCGCCTCGTACATCTTTCTCCATTTGACCACACCATCGTTACCGTGCAGCTTTACTAAGCCATCACGTAATGAGATAACTTTGTCATGGAGATAGTTTTTGAGACGAATCTCGCTCGCGCCAAACGCATTGAACGGGATTGGTTTGAAGTCCATTTAGCCCTTCGTTGGCGGTTGTGACGGTGGAGGATTCTGCGCATCAGCGATGATTTGTTGATACGTTGCATCGGCGTCGTCAAGGATCTCATCGACGGTTTTCGTGTTTGAGTTCGAGAGCACCGTGCGTAGATCCATGATGGTCTTAGCCGCTAACGACGCCATTTGCTCCGCGAACAGAATGAGTTGTACTGTTTTTGGATCCATGTCATTTCCCCACAGTCGCGGCGATGATGGCTACAGAAGTCTCAGCGCCTGTTATGATCGTAGAGATCGTTACCCTCAGGTTGGGGTCTTTAACAAACAACAACCCGGTGGTGTTGAGTTGATTGAAGGCGTCCAGGAACGAGTTGACTTTCGTTGACAACGTTGTTGCGGACTCATTCGCGCGGATGCCTTTGTCAAGCGCAAGCCCAGCCTGTGCCACCTTGACAACGAACATCTCAAACTGTTGTTCATCCTCCTTTGAGATAACACCTTGCATTTCAGCTTGCCGAGCAGCAGCTTGCGCGTTCACCAAGCTGTGTGCAATCGCGTCCGATGCTGTCGCAAGATTCTGTGTTCCGTGTGGACATCCAAAACCGCACAGTGACAAAGCAATCACTATAACGGTCAACGCAGCAGTGGTCTTACGTTTAAGCACGAGCACCTCCATAACCATACGAGTATGGTTTGCTGACTTCTTTCATTCGGTCGTTATACGCCTGTAACATGTCGTAATGCGTTGCCTCATCTATCGGCTTACGTACCAATTGCGGAGCATACGCAAAAGCGTCAAGCTGGTCAACGTACTTTCCTTTCGGAAATGTTTGGTACTCATTGATGAAATCCACCTGTCGTCGTTGTACAAACAACTGGCCGCGCTCAGCGATCGGGCCTATGACGTTGCGAATACGCCATTCCTTACGCCGCGATAGCGTTCCGTCTGGCGCCTCGACCTCGCCCTTGAGTTCATCAATCTGCAAACGAAACGCCTTCTGCGTCGCCAGATACTCCAGGTGATGTTTGATGTAACGTTGCGCGGCAATCGTTTCCACGCCGATCCGATGTAGACCCCACTTCGTCGCGATCTCGAAGATCTTCGCGTAGAACGCATCATACGACGCGGCCTGTGCCCACGACTCCAGCAAATAGTAGTTACCTTTGTCGCTCTGCGCTAGCACCTCAATCGCGTGACGACACCGTCCCATCGCAGCGTTACCCGAATGGTTTGGATCAACGGTCATAGCGATGCTCAACACCGACCGATTGATGTCCGGTAACACGATGCCATCTTTCACTTCGTGGACGATCTTCCACTTACCGTTTCCAGCAGGATCGTACACCACACTAAAATACTGCAACCAGTCCACTCTAAAATCGGCGTTCTCTGGTGCAGAAGGATTGTTAAGAAACTGACAACTATAGTTAAAACTGCCCAGACGGCGACGACGTTTCTCCAACTTTTCAAAGCTGAACTCCTCCGGAAAGATTGGTGTGTCAATTGGATGTATGTTACAGCAGCCGCCCATTGCTGAGTGGGACTCAAAACGAAAGTCTGGTTCGTGCTCACGTAGATGCGAGTTCAGGTCGTTATACGACCAGCGATTGCCTACTACAAGCTCATCACACTCATATGTGTTGTCTTCTGACTCAGTCGCGTTCGCCAGTAGTTGATGGTATTCAATCGTCTTGTCCATAATAGACTGCGACTCAACCGCTTTACGGCCAACCAAGTCGTCTTGAATACACATACCATTGTAGTGACGTGATTGCAGTGCACTTCCAACGCCCATGAAGTCAAACGTACCCTCACCATGCGCGCCGCCCATCCCGGCGCTCGGACGCTTCGTATGCAGCGAGAAATCAGTCCACGTGGACGACGAATCAGGAAGCGTCTCAGGAAACAACGTGCGATACAACGCGTTGCTTTCGAAGTGCCACCGGATGCGTCGACCCAGCTTCGCTGCGTTCGTGATATTCTCGGCTACTAGGATGTTACGTAAATCAGGATTGTGTGAACGTTGTATCCAGCGAATAAACTCTTTCGAGTACCCTAGCGCAGCAAACTCATCCAAGTCCTGCTGCGATAGCGGCAGTGTGCGCCACATCGGTAAACCTTCGCTAGCACATGTTGACTTGAAATGATCGCGTGGCATCTCAATGACATCTTTGATGTGTTCACGTTCCAGCGTGCGACAGAACGGCAGATGCAGACCTTCCGTAAGACGATGTCGACGCAGCCCAATCTTGATGAAATAGAACAATGATCCAAGACTGTTCAGACGCAGCGCACGTAACGCCTTGTCGGGCGGCAACCCAGCGATCGGCAGTGGTGTAAAGACTTCCAACTACTCGACTCCTTTCTTTGGTGATTCGTCGCGCTTCGCCTGATCTTCGCGCTCGCGCTGTTGACCCTTACCATACGACGCTATGGTGTTAGCCCGGAGCAATTTGTCCAATGCACCGTTGACGCCATGTCGGACAGCTTCAATTTTGCGATTGTTCCATATCGCAACGAACACCGCCGCGCCACCTGCAATCATCGCGTCCCAGTGATCCCTGATAGCCATACAATCAGTCGCCTTTATTCGGAAGATTTGACTTGTCCTCTGCCGAAGGAGCCGGTGGGGATGGTACAACTACAGTTGGCGCTTGACCTGCTACCGACTGTTGAATGTTAAGTGCAGCCTGGAAGTTAGGAGAGTTCTCAATCTTCGGCCCAGCAGCACGAGCAAAATTAGCGGCAAAGAGGTTAAGAGAACTGAAAGCCCACTTGTATCCAGTACTGCTAGTGGCACTAGGAGCAGGCATTCCACCCACAAGCGCGATGAATCCGAAATATGCCACGAAGTGCGCGATCTCGCTGTGCAGCAAAACATCCATCTTACTCTCCTTATTGGTCTTAAAATTGAGCCACCTTACCACTGAAAATTCGATTGTTCAACGTGGTCACATCTGGCCCTGGATCAAGTCCATCATTACCAGCGTTGTGACATGCACTGGTTGTCTTTACTCGATAGTTCAGTACATTCTGCGGGCCGTTAGTACCGTTGTTGTAGTTCACGTAAATACTAGACTGCGATAATTCAGCAGTACAATTCGAGCCAGGCCACGACGTAGTCCCATTAGCAACAAAAGCGTTACCACCGAATGTATAACCAGTGGTTCCAAAACAGGCATCGAGAATCGCCTTCGGCGTCGAGTTACCGCAATAACAATTCGTGGTTGGTTTCTGTGAACAGCCATCTGATGGATTATTTATAGCCAGACCCTCTTTCGGCCCAATGTTATTGGTCCAAGTGAAGTTAAACATTTGTCGTGAGTTGGATGCCAATCCACCCGATACACCAAGCAATCCACCCATCTTGAACGCCGAACCGTTTGGAATGTAGGCGTTGTGGTTCACAAAGACGTCATGCAGGATGAAACCCACCGGAGACAACGGACTCGTAACTGACAGATCACCACCGTCAAGTGCTCCGCCCGAATTCGTTGAGCACTTATAGCATCCTGGATAGTTGGTGTTCTCACAAACATTGTTATCAATCGCGTAGCTGTTTCCGGCAACGGCGTAGCCACCTGCATCCGATCCAACGTTAGCCACTTGAAAACAGTTGTTAGACGTCGTCAGGAAGTTGAACCGTATAATGTTATTAGTCACCGAACACAACGGACAGATGTTATTCCCGTTGATAGCTTGGTTCTTGGGCGTCAGCAGTATATGTGATCCGACCTGCGAGAACCCAGCCCACGAGCCATCAAGTACATTGGCCTCAATGAACATCTTGTCAGAGTTCTTCGTTTCCATCGACTGCTTCGCGATAAACGGATTACCACCGACACCTCCGTTGTAGGCGACACCACACAGAGCTACGGTGCAACCGGGGTTCCAGATCATCAATTTCTTACCCCAGTTTAGACGTATCTCAATGTCTGATGGCACGGTGTTAGCCCCACCGCCGCCCCAACCTACTGTCGTATTATCGGCGGATGTGAAGAAGCCATTGACTATCTTCCACGTGTGATCCGGTGTCGATGAGAAACCGTTCAGCCCACCAGAGAAACCTTGATTCGCGGTGCAGTGGCCTGAGATTGAGATACAGTGCATGTCGGTAACAAGAAAATTCACCCATGCGATGTAGCTGTAACCATCAAAGAACATACACCGCTGCATCTCATCCGTCGCGGTGTTGGCGCACCAATCACTATCGAAAACGAAGTGATCCATGTTGGGGATCTCGGATTTGATCATCCGTGACACCAATCCAGTACCCGCCGTGCGCGTGAATTTAATACCTTCAATACGACCAAACGCCGCGGGGCCGGTCATTTGCATTGAGAAATTCGTCCCCGTTGATTGGATCGTCACCCCACGATTTGTCGTCAGCACGCAGTTGAACGCTGGATATCCTGGTAACGACGCCACACCCCAATAACATGGGCTGACACCACGTATCGTGCCGTAAGGCGGGAACGCCGACGCGAAGTTATGTACACGTAGTGTAAGATAATGCAACGCGTCGCAGACCTTCGCTGGCCATATCAGAGTTCCGCTCAACGTCACACCGGCGGTGATCTCCACTACATCGCCGCACGCTGCTGCATTGAGATCGGCTTGAACTGTAGCCAACGTCGAATCCGGCCCATGTACTGCGCCCGTCGATGGTGTACTAGATGGATCTGTGTTGTAACACGTAGTTGGAAACAGCGCGCCGTGATAACTAACGCCCCACGTCGGGATATTAGTTGGCGGACAGTAACCATCTACTCCGAAATTGGGCTGTGTTGGATTCTGACATGTCAGGGTGGTTGTACCAAAAGTAGCACTGACTTGTGCTTTCACTGTGACAGCACCTACAGCAATACACGAACCCGGCTCCGGTGATGTCGCCGGCGAGGCCATCGTTGCAACGCCGGTGTTGTTGCTTGTCCACACCGTTGTCGTGCCCTGTGACGCCAGTGTGCAATTCTGCGTTGACCCATCCGAGTAAGTACACGTCGCCGTGTAACTAATCTTCGATCCAACCGTTACAGTCTGATTAGCCGGTGTTACAGCGATACTAGACAGGGTTGGTGTGGGTGTTTGACACGTCAGATTAGTCGTACCCAACACAGCCTGAAACGTAGCGTGCAAACTGGTCGTACCTGCTATCAAACAAGTCGCAGTACGCGGATCACCCGTCGATGTAATCGTTGCTACAGACGGACTGGTTGACGCCCACGTCGCACCCGCGGTGCAATCCTGTGTGGAGCCGTCTGAATAGTTGCACGTCGCGGTGTAATCCAGCGTGCTCCCCACGTTTACGGTTTGGTTAACTGGGTTGACCGTGACACTAACCAACGTCGGCGGTGGCGGACCGGGATTGTTGACCGTTAGCGTGGTGTTACTAGAAAGAGTTCCGATAGTCGCAGTGATTGTTACCGTTCCAGCGGTCAGCCCTGTTGCTGGCTCTGGTGACACGGGGGGTAATGTCATCACCGCGACTGATGTATTAGAGCTAGTCCACGTTGCTTGAGTTGTGCAATCACTGGATGACCCATCATTGAAAACGCACGTCGCCAAATAGGTCTGTGTACTGGCAACCAGAATGGACGACGTCAATGGTGTCACGTGAACACTGATGAGTACCGCAGCACACGTCAAATTGGTGGTTCCAGTAAACGAGCTCTGCGTCGCGGAAATAACAGGTGTTCCCGCCTTCAAGCAATCGAAATCTTGCTGCGTTGCGAGAGCTCCCTTCTTAGCTATCGTCGCATCAGACGTAGCCCAGGTTGCCGTCGATGTAATGTCCTGACTCGACCCATCCGAGAAATGCCCAATGGCACTGAACAACTGTGACGTACCCACAGCAATACTGGGATTCGTCGGGCTGAGTGTGACACTCTGAATTGTCGGCGGCGGTGGCACCGTAGAGTTACACATCAGTGATGCTTGATCAGTTAATCCACCATAGATAGCCTTAACTATAACAGTCCCCGCCGAAATGCACTTAATGTTCTGCGTTCCTACTTGAGTGTCAAGAATCGCAACGTTGGTATTGCTTGGTACCCAAGTAGCAAATCGAGTGACGTTAACAGTGTCACCCGTTGATAGATTCACCGTCGCTGTGTAACCCACAGAAAAACCAACGAACTGTTGTTGGTTCACTGGTGTTACAACAAGTGAGGTTACGGTGATATTCGGACTGGCATTAAAGCTCGCTCGTCCTACACCCTTTGACTTACCAACGACATGCATTGTTGGTGTCTGTGCTGTACACATCATGCAAAGCGTCAGTGTCAACAGTAGCGTTGTTACGTAATTTTTTCTCATTGTGTCATACTCACCACCCAAGTCGTTTGCTTGGATGTAGCGTCAGCTACAAAAGTAAACTTGATGAAATCACCGTTGGCAATGGTAGTCGTCGCGCTTTGGGTTCCGGCCGCGAAAGCTGTCGTACATGTGACAGCACCCGTCAACAACGCGGTGCCGGCTCCGTTGGTTGCAGCCATCGTCGATGTACCATTGTTGTCAGTAAAACAACGCAAGCCCGTGATATTCCACGTTACGCCTGAATCGTTGTAACAGAACGACTGTAAATACGTTCCTGCGGTCATCGCGTTGAGACCGTCACCTAAACCTGTTTCACAGCGTAACTTAGTGTACTGACCCGGTAACACATAACCAGACGTACCACAGTTAAACGTGTCCGTAGACTGTGTAAAGTTCAAGTGATTACCAGCAGTATCCTGACAGTCAGGCATCGTTTTCGCAACAGGGTCAGCCCCGGCCACGCCCACTACGACTTGATGTGCTCCCGCTGCCAAACCAGTCACGGCGTTACCATTACCCTGATTCAGCGCAATCGAGTGCGTTGCCGCCCCGACGTTAACGTTCCCAGCCGCACCGAGCGCGACCGTTTGACCGTTGTATGTCACTGATGAATTCGTAAGACCAGAGTTGTTAAGAGTTCCAGTGAAACCCAGTTGCACGATACCACCGCTGGTGTTGGTCACTGTAAGTGTGATACCATTAGTCGCCGCGCTGTTGATTAGATTCAGTAACACCTGTGATGCGTTAGCAACACCGTTGGTATCCAGTGTAATTGAGCCACCTCCCCCACCACCGGGAGTGAGACAGTTCAAGAAGATATTCATCGTTCCGGTACCGTCAACAGCATGAGAAAGCTGTTGAATCACCTGACCGTCAGTGCACGGCCCAGGCATCCAGTTAGTACGGTACGGAGTCGGGATTACATTCGGTGGTATAATAGATAGCGTATTAGCTGGTAATGCTGTTAACGGTGTAATCCCGATGGTTGTCAATGCCATCTCACCGTTCAGCGGCCCTACGCCAGTCCACGACTGTGACGTAAGATGCCCCAAGAAATCCGTCAAAACTAAATTGTCACAACCCAACAACGATGGACTTGTAAAAAACGCTCCGCTTCCATTGATCGCACCCGGACACGTAAACACTGGCGTAACCCCGGTACCACAGATTGTAGTCCACGTCGTACCGTCGTACTTATGAATACAACTGTCCGTCACATTGTAATACATCGCCGCCTGAACGGGATTAGCGATTTCCGCGTCGGTGTACGCCCGTGTCAACGGACGCGCATTGGGCTGTGGATCAAGTTTAATCGAAATCGCAGCGATCACGGTGTTAATCTGTGTGCTGACGTCCTCGCTTACGCCAGACACGGGAATGCTAATGGTCGTACATGGCATTGATGCGTTGGGGCACACCGTGAAGTCCCACGTCGATCCCGAAGGGGTAATCACTGAGTTGTCCGGTAATGACTCTGTTAAGAGTCCGGTGTTGTCGAAGCTTCCGGCGTATTGCTGTGTAAACGACGCACCGTTGAGTTTGTAAAACGTAGGATCGAAACCGTTAGGATGGAACTGAATTGTCCACACCCCGTTAGCGTAAGGCTGCGCGGCGGGATCAACGACAGTTGCAGTGACGCTGGTCATCTGTGCTGTAGTTAGTGTTGCCCAAAGCAACACAAGGATAAGCAGTTTGTTATGTCGCATCAAAATACCCATCCTTTTTTACGTGGTACTGCAATCGCAACAGGTGGGATAGTTCCAGCACAGCCTAAACCGGCGATTTCTTGACGCAGTCCAACAAGTTGGGTAGCCACGGCATTGCCTGTGAACTGGCCTGCTGCGGTGACTGTAGTTGTTGCCGTGTATGTCGTTGCCGTCGTAACTTGGTCGTAGCCAAGCAAAGACAATTCCGACGTGCCCCCAATCGCTCCACTATAGAGAGTCGTAAACGGTGCGTTGACGACGGCGGTTTCCCCCGGAAGCGATTTCCCGACTGCGGCTGTCGCGATGAGAGTTTCGTTCGCAACTTGGGCCGTATAGTTGGCTGTGGTCACACTGAACGGGCTTGACGGATATCCCGCCGAAGCTCCATTTGTGCCATCATCTACAACTGATTGAGCGCCACTCCATTCTGAAACTGCTATTGGGGTATTGCCAAGAATGCTGACCGTATTAGCGCCAGAAGAAGTTAGGCATCCGATATAGAGTTCATTGGGCGCCCCGTTCCCAGTTCCCGGTACTTTGGTGATAGGAAAAATGCGCTTAAATATTGTCCCTCGGCTATCACTAACCGCACCTTGGCCTGCACTTGACCAAACGTAAACGTCAGAGCCAAACTGCTCCGGCCCCCAGCTTTGCATCAAGATCACATTGCCGCTGGTGACGTTGCTGCTGAATGTTCCTGAATTGATGTTGTTCTGAACCGGGGTGATTGTGCCAAATGATGAGCCGATTCCTAAACTGAGAGATCGCGCAGAGCTTGTCAATGTGCCGTCTGTCACCGTCGCGCTCAGGGCAGTCGTGCCGTTCGCATTCGGCGTTCCCGTGATGCAACCAGTAGATGTGTTGAGCGACGCCCAGCCGGGAAGGCCGGTAACCGCAAAAGTGTAAGCACCTGCACCCCCGACGCCTGACAAGCAGGCTTTGTACGCCGTACCCTGGGCTCCATGCGGCAGAGCGTCGGAAGTCACAGAAATTGCAGAAGGCTTGAAGGCTAAGGCGAGGACCGCCCACTTTGCCACTGGCCCGCCTGAGGCTATCGTGTTGTAAACCTGAGTGTAAGACTGTGCCCCAGCGAGTCCGAGATTGACAAAGAACATCGAATCTGAGGCGTAACCGCCAGAGGTTCCAGAAACGAGTTGTTGTGGATAGGTGCCGTAAAACTGGAAGCTATTGTTTGTGCCAGATGCGGCATAGACCAGCAGCAAATCGCCGTTCGCGGTCGTCGTCGGCGTGATCGTCACTGAGGTAGCAA